AGAAGGAATTCCTTGCTCCAATTTTGGAGATTAATAAAGAAGGAAAGGCTGCAATTTTCGGCACAGATACAGAATTATACAGTATATCTCAAACGGCAGATAATAGAGTAGTGTTATATAACACATATACTCCTGTGGCAATAGATGATCCCCTAAAAAGGTTTAATATTAATCTAACCCGTGTGATTAAGGCTTTGAACTGTGTAAAACAAACTGAAAGTTTTTCAAATTTTACAATAGCGAATAATTCACTTTCATATCAAGATGATTTGATAAAGTTTAATATAAGATTGTTGAGTGATAATCTTATGATGGTGCCAAAGATTAATCCCGAAAATATTAAAAATTTTCCATTCTCTTCTGAAATTTATATAGATTCTGATATAGTTAAAGATATCAAACGGGTGTTAGATTTTTCTACTTCAACTGATAAATTCTATATTGAAGCAGAAGGAGATAAATTATATTTCCTCTTCGGAGATAAAGCAGAAGACACTGCTAATGTTCAAGATGATATTAGAATTTTAGTATCTGATAAGTTCAGTGGAACGATTCCATCAAACATATTCAATGTTAATATATTAAAACTCATTGAAAAATCAAAAAATGATTTGGTATTCAAAGTAGGTAAAAATGCTATGATGGTTAATATTCAGAATGAAAATAGCACTCTACAGTATCTAACAACCTCTTTAAAGAAATAATATGGAAATAAAACATGCATCTTTACCCCCACAAGAATATGTGGTCCATAATGAAAGATTATATAGAATTCAGTGGGATATTCCACCTGTAGACCCAAACTGTCAGTGCTTTAGCGAACCCGTCCCTCCGCGTCTTTTAATTGAAAAAGATGCGAGAATGTTTTGGGTTACACATGTAGGAACAATCTTTTCTACTAATCAAGAAAAACGCGATATTGAAATAATTTCATTGGCAGAATTTTATAAAAAAACACAATCTTGGAATATACCAATGACACAATTTTCACTTATCACACCTTCATTATAATTTTATGAGAGACACATACTTAGACTATCCTACCTTCTTAGGTAAAATTAAACATTATGAATGCAATGTCCAGAAATTAGACATTATCTATCACCCATCAGATCATAGATGCTGGACGGCATTAATTAATCCTGAAAAGGAAAACATTATTATTACATATGGTATTAATAAATACGGACCGGGATCACGTTATTTTGATATTCTAACTTCCACAAAAACTATGTTGGATGTATATCAAGAAGATGTATATCCTATTATTGAAAATCTTCTCGGCAAAGGAATCACAACAACACTATTTGAAATCAATGAGTAATAATCGCATAACAACACAGTCATATACCATTAAACGTTTACGGGATAGTGGTTATATAGTAGATCGTCTAGATTCAGTATCTTATCATGAAAGCGATAAGAGAAAATGGTCTATCATGGTAGATAACGGAGTAGCATCTATTATTTTAACGTGTTTTAAAGATTCTTCTATTCAATTATACGATGGAGCAAGATTCTTTAATCCTAATCTTCGATTAGATACTGATTCTGTTGAAGTCTTGATCGAATATTTCAATGAAAGAGGAATTATTAATAAACATTGGAATTACGGTAAACCGAAAACAGAAACTGTTTAATTATGGCAAAGAAAAAACCGTCAAAAAAACAGATAAATGAGGAACTTAATACTTATGAGGAAGTAGAGAAAGTCATTGATAATCTCCCTCCTGCTAGGATGCCTAAAAAATATAAAAATTTATCACCAGAAAAAAAAGAAGAATTTGTTAAGAAATTAAAACATTTATTACACGAATTCATGGATTGTTATATGTTAGTAGGCTTTTCAGTAGATGGACTAGAAACCATGATTGTAGAAAATCATGGGACACCCATTGAAACCCGTGGATTAAATCATCTGGCTTTTGATTTCTTTAATCAATATTTTGATGATGAACCACCTATTCATATTATTGATCCAGATGATTTATAATAAAAAGGGCGCTTAATAAGCGCCCTTTTTGGTTACAATGTTGTAATAAAATCTCGTAGAGATTTTGTGCGGTTTAACCACCCCTTGAGATATTTTATTTTCTTGCCAGTAGCAATTGATTTATAAAATTCTTCAAGATGAGTTAGTAATCTATCACAAGTATCTTTTGGAGATACTTGATTAGATATTTTAATAGTGTTTTCGCCTATAATTCCATCAGAATTAACTTTAATGGCATTTTGTAACCAATGCGACGCATTACCTTTACCTGTATTGACTGCGATGTTTGCTACCACCTCCCCCACTCCTTTAGGAAGTTCTTCTGCATGAACCGCGTTCCAATACTCATTCCAATAAATTTGTGCAGCGCCCTCTTTAGTTAAATTTTTAATGTCAACTTTAGGATGAGAACGTTGATCTATTCCGAATTTCGTACGGCCACCGGGGTCGTCAGGGTCATTCTCAAAAGTAGTACCTTCCCAAAGTAACAACCACTCAAACCATTTATTAAATCTATCTGTCATAATATAAATTATTTATATTATTTTAGCACTTTTCCTGAGATTTATAATAGCTGGTAAAATTTGAAGATTATTTTCATGATGAATGCCTCCTTTTGATATTGGAATTATATGATCAACATGAAAAGATATTTGTAAACAATTTGATATTCTCCTAGATGTTTCATATATAGTAGTAATAATTTTATTATTAATTGGTAATGAATGTTGGTTTTGTTTACAACGTCGTTTCGATTTATATAAATTACTTTTTGCGCTATTCAAAAGTTTATATTGTTTAATTTTATCCCCATGTTTTTGTCTATATCTTTTCAATTTTTCTCTATTTTTTATTAAAATTGTTTCTTTATACACTATATCAATCATTTTATCCTTTTCTTTTTGCCAATACATTTTATTATAATCTTGGCATTTATCTTTATTAGACAATTGGTATTGGCGTGTACGATGTTTATATATTTCTTTATTTTGTAGATAGTCTTTCTTTTTCTGAATAGTGATACTATCATGATTTTGTTCGCGATAAATTCTCTGTTGTTCTCTAATTCTATCTTTATTTCTCCGATAATAATCAGCTTTATACTTTTTCTTTAATTCTTTATCATCCATTGGATAATATACTCTATTTTAGATACAATTACCGGGAGTATTTCCAATGAGGATAGGATTTTCCTTAGAATTATCAGTATCTACTTAAGCATTAAATTGGGAAAGATTAGCCAAGTCTTGTTTCAATTGTCCATATTGCTCTTCCATTTGTTTTTCCAATTCTTTCATTTTCTGTTCAATTTGCTTACGAGTATAATTGGATGTACGAACACCTTCACCTTTAGGAAGTGTGTCTTTTTGTCCCTTTTCAGGAGTAGCATTTTTCTTACCTTCAGAGGTAGAAAGGGGAGCCAATTTATCATATACATAATTTGCAATAGCAGGAATATTAGTGTTGTTATTTGCACCAACCTTACGAACTTCATCGTGCATGCTACCTTCACCTTTTAAGGTCAAAGGAAGTGTTGGGAAATTATGATAATGAGGATGCATACAAATTACATTATCTGATGCCACACTATAAACTTCTAAACAATGATCATCTCCATTTGAATCTTTACCAATTGCTCTGCCTATATATGCACCTGCTAATAAATCACCATATGTAGTACCTCTAGTATTTCCACTAGTATCAGGAGACATTTTTTTGCCATTCATTCCACTATAGGGTCCGGGACAACAATATCCATCAGGTTTACATTCACCTTGAGGAGGAGGAATACCTATAGGTGTAGGTTCTTTCTGAATGGCTAATTCGAAATCTGCTTCTGTAGTGTGCCATTCCAACGGTGCAGTTATATGATGTAATGAAACTTCACCTTCGACATGTAATCCACCTTTCACTACAGCATTTATTCCTACATTTAAATTACTATCAATTAGTAACTGTTGCTCGATACCCTTTTTACCTGTTATTTCATTTGGTCTGAAAGATATAATATCAGCACTTAAGTCAATACGCTTCGCAGCCAATGCTATTTCGCTATGGGAACTGAATAACATATTTTCCATGGCAGCAGTGAACAATGTTCCCCCCAACTGCATTTGCCCTGTTGTCTTAAGAGATATTCCACCAGAACCAGCAACAAGATTGAATCTGTTATTTGCTTGAACATCATATATTCCACCGGGAAGATACTCAACGTCAACAGCTTCCACCAAAGGACTTTCTTTATATTGTATATAAAGATTAGTTCCTTTAGGATCAATTTTGACACCACATGGAACTAACTTACCAACTGGATCACGACGGTATGATTCCAAATCATTCATAACTAATCCCACAGACACTATTAAATCCTTAGCAATAGTTAATATCTGTGAACCACCCGCAGGATTCTTATTCTGTCCTAAATGTCTTTCTATTTCATATAATTTTTTCTGTAATTCAACACGTTTTTCTACGATCTTAGCCTTCTCAGGATCAGGATCAAAGTTACCATCTTGAGAAGACGGACTGAATAAAGAACCTCCACAAACGAAACAATCATTTCCACCCGCATTAACACTCTTGTTGTAGCTATCCTTTGTTTGGTTAATCTTCTGGATTTGACGGCATGTAGCGGACTTCAAGGAACCTGACCCTAATGTCATTGCAGAGTCGGTTACAAGCACCTTAGATTGCATTCCATGGATAGGACAAGAAGCATTGGTACCAGACTTTGATTGCGTTGGAGATTGATCCATAGAATATTCATAATTAGTTCTTTGTGTATCGAATTTACGAACAACATCATGATAATCCTTAATAGCTTTTTTATATTCTTCTACATACTTTTGCCATTTAACAATATCACCAACTTTATATAAAACATCCCCTAATACAATAGTTTCAACATTTTGATCCATTGTATTAACTTGATTACCTCCCACATGGGCAAACTCATCCCCGGTAATATGTTGTCGTTTATTTCGTACCACTAAACTTTCTTTACCGTCTTTGAAATAACGATCAAATGATCCTGTTTTGTAACCCACGGTAAAAACTTCTTCATCCTTTGTATTGATAAATTCTAGATGCCCCGCAGGTTGATTTATCAAAGATAAATCTCTTAACTTATCGCCTGCATTAGCAGGATCATTGGAATATTTGTTAGGGTAATGCGACATTGATTTTATTTAGTTTCGACTCCGTATATATTCTTCATATCATTCCGTATATATTCATCATATCATTTTTAGATGTAAATGTTCCAATAATTATAGGACGATTAGGATCACCTTGTTCGAAACGCACCCATACATGTGCGCCCGGTGCAGGCATAGATACAATACCTTTATAGTTATTATTTTGATCAGAAGAACGATAAGGTCCATTCATATCTGGCCTACCTTGAATATTTGCTTCTGTATTACTCTTATAATCTGACATATTTCTAGTGCCTTGATTTTGGGTATATCTAGATGCATTATTATGAGCACCAATTAATGAATTTCTTCTAACTTGTTCAGGTAATAATGATGAATTGACATGGTTATATAACTCGCTACCGCCGCCACCTCTAGAAATCATTGTTTTATTGGTAGTACCTCTAGGCATAATGATATTACCTAAAGTTTGCAACAATCCTAAATTAGCAATAATCAATGGTAAGATTTTCTGTAACTTTGATATGTTTGTGGGAGAGCCATTAGTTGCCAAGGTTATTTTATTGATATTATCTGCACTGATACCTACGGCCATATTACCCGCTTTATAGATATAACTGTTTCCATTCATAGATGAATAGTAGAAATCTTGTGTAATTTTATTGCTTCCGTTTATTGTCATACGTATCGGAATATCATTATAATTTTCTGGAAAGTTTGATGAGGTAGATGTCTCGAATAGAATAGGTGGATTATATCTTAAGTTTGAGTTATCAATAGGAACGAAACACTTTACTCCGAAAATAGTAGCATTCACATCAACCTTTTTATCATTGATAGTGATGTCAGGGTTTTGCACATCTAATGTAATTCGTGATATAGAAATATTTTTATCAGTGTTGAAATCATTAATAGGATTAGCATCTGATGGAGGTATAATAGTTTCACCTATAGTATATGTCTTAGGTTGATTCTGTATCAAATTATATATACATGAATTCTTTTTATAACCTAAATATATAGAAGGAAAGGATGTCTGATTAGGATTTCCATTGCCACAGTTAACAGGTAAACACATGGTTTTACCTGTGTTAACATCTACTTGATAGATTGTTTGGCGAGGAGACTTCGCATATGAATCAGTAGTGGGAGGAGCATCCTTTCTTTGTGATTCTTCTGATTTATCTTGCTCAAATGCTTCTGCGGTTTTGTTGCTGTCTTGACTGGTCAAACCTCCATCATTACCTATAAATGATATATTAGCGGCTGCATCGAAAAATGCAGGAGTTGACATACCAAAAATAGGATAGGAGACTTCTGCCCACGGCAACATTTTACGTAATCTATCTTGGATTTCACGAGTTAATGATGTTCCTGTGTTATCGCCCATATGGGTGATAGCTTTATCGTTTTTAAGGTCTTTATTCCAATTTGTGAGAAGAGTGGCATTGACTTCTGGAACGAACACTTTTACTCGTCCTGCATTGTTTGGGTCATTATGATTGATAATAATCCCTCGGTATTGATCATTATATTGTCCCATTATTGTTTCTCCTGTTTATGCTCCGTCTTAGCATTTATCATTTTATCGTTTGTAGGATCATTGACAGTATTTGATTTTGGAGCGGTTGATATTAACCGTCCCTTATTATCAACAACAATTGTTACAGGACTATCATTTGGTCCGCCTTGTGCAAAAGTGATATTAAATGTTTCTAATTCATATCTACCTAAAGATAATAGACAGAAGAATTTATTTATTAAGCGTATTAGATCACCTGCTAATTCGATAATCGCCGCTAGACATCCCGGCATTGCTGATTTTCTACGTCCTGCTTGAAACACATCCATGGTAAAGTTATGACCATGTACAATGGCCCGTTCCTGACTATAGTCAGGATGTAACACTGCCATGTTGTTATCTCCTTGCAAATTTCTAACAAATATAGTATTAACTAAACGATTACTAGTATCCATTCCTTGATGAATAGATGGTATCATTTTAAATGTCTGATTTTTATGAATTCTAGAATTATTATCTAAACATCCTGAATTATTCTTTTTACCCCATTTAGAAGGATCGGTTTCGGTTTCTCTGATGGTTATATATGCAAAAGACCCCACTTCTTCACTAGTAGGAGCAAAGTAGGGGAAAGTGTCTTGGTGCATTGCAATATATTCATTAATTGCCGGATGCATGTTCTGAACAGTAGTTACAAACTCTCTAAGAAGTGCGGTATTCATTGTGGCACCCGTTAAGGTGTTTCCTCGTCCTACATATGAAGGAGGTAATAATGATATCGCTTTTTCCACTGCACACGCCGCATTCCCAATTTTATTTGATAAAACTGTTAAAATAGGAATGTTTAAAATAGATGCAATCATGGTGGTGAACCCGAATAAAGAGTTTGAACCCCCCGACCATGGTCCATGGGTTTCAGAAATCATCTGAACCGTTCGATCTAAGGGGTTCTGTGAGGTCTGCATTGCTCCGTGGAGTTCATCAAATATAGTTCCTGTCTGCTGTTGTCCCGATGGACTAGCTCTTAGACTTTGATAAAACTGTTCTGTAACGACTTCTGCCATTTAAATATTTATCTTGTATTTTACCAATAAAATACCATTTAACCCGGTATTACTGGTTTTAATGGTATAGGGGTAAATGGTATTTTACCTATTATAAAAACATCACCATCTGGTAATTTAATATCTTCACGATAAACATGGGTTTTAACTGCAACTAATTCAGTGTAGTATCCACGTTGAGTGTTGGAGAAATAATGTTTAACTCCTGTAACAAAATATTGACCTTCTAATTTATGATCATACTCTTTATCATTAAGCGATTGCTTAGATAATCCGAAAAATCGACCCGGTTGACGATGCGTTAAACCTCTAGTGGTGAATGAAATAGATAGATTTGAAAATAAGAAATATTTTAATATTTTATTACGTCCAGTTGCATATCGACCTTTTTCATTAGGTCTTGTAGAGTACTCCACTATACTATTTTCTCCTAATTTTATATAAGGCGTTACAGGTAAAGGATCATTTTTAATGCTGGAAGAAACTAGTATGTTAGGTTTAATACGTTCATTAAAAAAATTTTGCCATTCTGTAGCAGAATGCACCTTTGATTCAATATTCCATTGTCTATCAGATGAATTATATGATACTATTCGACGATTTGCTAAATTAACTGAATAATCTTTACCTGATAAGTCTGTCAAATTATAACTACGAATTAGATTAAATTCATCGCCTTTTATTTCACTGGATTGACTGCTGGATAGGGGTGCCTTTTTGATAAGGGGAGCCTTCTCTTCCTCAGTCTGTTCTCTAATAAAAAAATGTTCCAATTGATAACGTCCCGGTTCTTCTTTACCAGCTTCTTTGAAATATTGTTGAATTGTTTTAAGGGTAAATTGACGCATCTTACCTTTTTCAGTAGGACGTTCCAATTTTAAAATACATGGCTGGCTTCCTTCACTTTCTGATGCAACATGGTTATTATATATAGCATATAAATCATCAATGAATTTATTTCCAATAGGAGAAGTGTAGAATAATAGATTAGATGTGTCGCCTATATTCCATGAAGAATCAGGAATAGATTCAACATGTTGTTTAAAATATTCATCATTTTCAAATAATGCCTTCAATGCTGAACCTGTTGGAAGACTTCTTGCATCGTCATTTGCTTGATCTTGTCCAGTTTTATTAGCATTTTCACCAGCTATTGCCGTAGAGAATTCTGAATCTTTTTCAGACATCATCTGATAAGATTTTTCCCAAAAAAATAATTTTTTCTTTTTTTGTGACGTATCATCATTTGGTAAATCTTGTGTTTCATATACAACTAGTTCTAATTCAATTAACCATCTATCATCATCTAACTTTACCTTTAGAGATTCTGCTAATATATTGTCGCTTTTAGGTTTTATTGAGATATATAAAGTGTCGCGTCCATCATTTCTAAATTTATATTCAAGTTTTAATAAATCTCCTTGCGCGTCCCTAGCTTCTTTAGAAGAGCGTTCTAATATATTATATGGATTATTAATTATGATAGACCCCCTCATAAAAAGATTAAAAATATCTTCTTCTAAGTATAAGTCATCCCATGCTGTGTTTGTTAAATATATATCATTTATACCATTATATAATCTCACTGTAAAATCATAGTCTTGGTTATTAAATGAGTAGGTACTGGGATTAATATCGGACATTTTAATTATTTATATTTGATAATATTTCTGATATAACTTCTTTTCTTAGTATTTTTATTCTTTCACCTGTTTTTACATCGAAAGGATTGATAATATTATTAGCAATTAGAATTGTCCACCACAGTCTGGTTGTTCCGTAATATTTATATGATAAATCGTACCAAGAAGTGTTTTCATTATAAAAGATTTCACTATATAATACCGAATCAATCTCTCCTTGAATTACAAGATTATTAAGTAAATCAAAATACTTATATCCATCTTCGTCTGTAAAAGTGGAGAAAATATTTGCATAATCATAAATGTTTAATTGTGATGACATATTATTACTTACTACCAGGTAGCATCTTAGCCGTCTCTTCACTAAACTCGGTAAATGTTCCAAATGTTTTCACCGGGATATTAACCTATCCATCTCTTCACTAAACTCGGCAAATGTTCCAAATGTTTTCACCGGGACACCATCATCAAGTGCAAGCATGATATTTCTTGTCGGCATAAATAATGATTTAAATGACATATTAAACTCGTATGCTTCCGGTATAATACGCTCAACCCCCTGATGTTTTATTAATCTTGTGTTACCAATATTATTAATTGTGAGAGAATCCATGTAACATGCGGGAAAATGTACCACATCAGGAATGGTTAACGAATATAACACAACCGGATCATTCAATGCAAAGTTCCTTCTACTTGCAGAATTCTGGTATGTTAATATAAATGCAAGATCACGATTTAATACTGTATCTTCTAATGATACAGTATTAAATAAATGAAATTTAACTGATATTGAATTTTCACTAGTTGATACCCATTTTTGAGGAAATTCGAAATTTATATTACCCTGCAATACTGTATTTCCTATAGCGATTCCCGTTTCTGTTAAAGTAGCTAATTTACCTATATTTCCCATTTCTTTTCCAAAAAAACGAGAAGCTTGTGCAGTGCTTCCCTGTCCGTATCCCAACATCGTTCTTCCTAAATCAATACTAGATTGGAAAGGATTTTTACTATCTTCGCCTGAAAAATTGGTGCTCCTAGAATGTTTCGCTTGTGAGAAATATGGAAATCTATATCTAAATTCTGTTGGTTCTGCTAGATATTTATATTTATAAACTTCGTATACATTTTTTGGTGTTTCACCCGCCACAAAATTAGCTGCGATACGAGAATAATATGATAAAGATGCGATTAATTGCCCTGTAGTCTGCTGATATTCTTCTAAGTATATATAGGGGACATCTTTCCTAGCTGATTTCGGTGATAATGTCCATGCAAAATCATCGACAACATTAATATCACCTGTCACTTTAGGAGTTAAAAAACTTGCACCTTCTGTAGGTTTATTATATAATACTGATGTCGATGCCATAATAATTATTTATCATGTTATTAACGTATAGCTTGATTAACTTGATTTCTCATAGAACGTATAGCATCATGAGAAGAACTAAATCCTCCAGATGATCCTCCCCCTCTATTAGATGTGGATGCAACAGTTTTCACCACAGCACTACTTCCTTCAATAGTTGCATGAACATTTGCAGTCATAATATCAATTAACATATCTAATTTATCACGCATTAATATATTCATTTGTTTCATAGCAATATCAAACGGTCCACCATTTTTAGCCATTAGGATTTGATCTTTGGAATGTGGCTGAATAACGGTTGCATCATTAAATCGTTCAGCTTTAATATTTTTAATATCTTTTACATTATTTGCCCCATACATCATCGCATTAATATCATCAGGAGTATATTTAATTTCTGGTGAACCATTGAATATAGATGTTGCAGAATCATATAAAGATTTTGCCCAATTAGATATTTTGTCGGTTAATTTTAACGGATTATACCAAGAATTAATATCACTTTTTACTTGTGATACATCGTTTCCTTTATCTGGTGAAGACATCCAATTAATAAAACTTAATGTAGATGATAATCCCGGTATAACCATAAATCCTCCTAGCGAAGATAACACATCATGTAAACCTCCTAACGGATCAGTTTTCATTTTATCAATATATTCACCTATTTTCAAAAAATTACCTATAATAGGTAAATCTTTTAGGTTTTTACCTATTTTATTTTCTATCCATTTTCTAGCAGATGAGAAAATTTCTGAAACGGTACCTCCTAATATAGATGCTTTACCCTTATTAGGTTCAGAATCTTGTTTATAGTCTAAGAACATATTAAGAGCATCAATTCCCAATCCGATTGCGGTTCCCACACCGGGAAAAATATATGCTATTCCAGATGCTATTTCTAAAAATCCTCCAAAATAATCACCTTTCCAAATACGATCAATACCGAATCCAACAGATATAAGTGTGCCTAAACCGGGTATCCATTTCAATCCCTTTAATAGTTTAGGAGCAATTTTTCTAACAAATACAGATAATTTACTTATGATACCTCCTATGCCCTTTTTTCCCGGTAAAGGGGGAGGATTTTTCAAAAAACCTTTTATATTTTTTTCCCAATTTTTAAGATCAAAGAGTTTAAATGTTATTTTATTTAGCCACGAAATACCTTTGAATAATAATGCTTTGGCAATAGTAGGCGCTTCATCCATCAGACCAGTAAACACTGGAATGATTATTTTAGAAAATGCTTTTTCTAAAATCCACCATACTCCACTTAATGTAGAAGCTATACCATTTTTAAGTTTGTTAATTGTTTTTTTATCTGATAAGAATTTTCCAATAGAATCAAATGTTTGAGATATAAAATTCTTTACATGTTCTTTAATTTTTTTACCAGTAGAAGATTCATCCATTTCTGAATTTAACCATCCAATTCCTAACAAACCAGCACCAATTCCAAGTATAGAAGATAACCATCCACCCCCCGAAGATGTCTCGCCAGATACATTATTGTTGACAACCGCAGTGTTAACTTGTGTGGGCCTAATAGTAGCGTTGTTTATAGGCGAATTAGAAGAAGTTGGTAATATTTTCTCTTTATTAGTAAATGATGACAGGGCAGTTAATGCACTTATACTGAACCCTGTAACAACCACAGGTAACATATTCATTGGACTTCCGGGCCATTTCCATTTGGTACCGAATAATGCCACTTTCAATAACCCATCAGAGGTTAATTTATATGGAGTGTTACTAGCCCCTTTACCACTAGGAGTATTGATATGTGACATTGCTTTAATATAAGAATCCATTAAATCTAAACTAGTCATAGTTTTTTTGATTTTTATATTAAATGACTTCAATGTTCTATTGAGCCAATTTGTCTCTTTTCTAAAAACTGCTAAAGGTGATGCAGCACCCACATGCAATGATCTAACATCTAACCGAAGATCGTCAAAAATTTCATGTATATAACTTAGTGGTCCGGTTTTAGCATTCAGTGGTGCATCTTTATCATCGAAAAGTTCACTCACTCTAGTCGCTAGATATCCCATACCTTTACCTTTCGATGCCATATATGCATCAATCGCGGTTAATAAGTCATTGGGAGTTGTTGTTGCCATTAATTCTATTTATTTCATAAATAAAGTATATGTTCTCAATTTTAATTTATGAACAAGCCCTATATTCTGATAAATTCCGTAATGATGTAGAATGTGGCAAATATTCTGACACCCAATTAACGAAAATGGTGGAGAATAATGAATTAAATGCCTTCCAGTTGAAGGTTGTACAGGAATTAGCGCCTAATGTTCAGGCACAACCTGCACAGCAAGCCCAACAACAGCAACAGTCCGCTCAACAAACCCAAAGTGGATATAAGCCAAATGTTTCAGTTGCTAAAAATGCAGGTTCGCAAGCATGGAAATCAATCGTAGGTAATATTAAGTCCACCCAACTTTTGAAACAGTTAAAAAACTTACAAACTGCCAATCCAAATGACAAATATGTAGTGGATGTGACTAATTACATCATTCAAGCATTTACTCAGTTAAACGGACATTTAAATCCGACATCTGTTAGACAGGCTGCTCCACAGAATCCTACTCTATAAAGAATGCAGCATCTATTTTGATGGTTCCTGTATAAGAAACTCCGTCAATAATCTTTGTTACCTTAGTAGCATTCTGCATATCTTTACCAAAGGCATCATCCACTTTCTTTATAATATCTAGAAGTGCCTTAGAGGATAAATGTTCCACAATTGCTATACGCTCATTTACATTACGAACTGCTAGATCGACTAAGGTATCATTTATAGTTAGAGTTTTGACAAATGGTGCAATATGACTTAAGAACATCGGAGCAATCAGAGTTTTTAACTGTTGATTATTGGTTCCGTCAATTTTAGAAATCTTTTCTTGGTATAAATTATTCTCAAAGACAAATTCTTCTTTGATTGATGGAATATTTAATGTATAATTATATACCATTGTGTCCTCGTTCTTCGTTCCATCTGTTATGGTTTCAAAACTAGGCGAATTTTTTTTAAGTTTTTCAATATGCTTACTGAGTGAAATAGAATTTTCAATTTTCTGTTCGCCATCAGCAGATACGAAAGTGATTTTATATTCATCTTGTATATTTTTAGAGCGCAACTGCAACAAAATCAATATTTTATCATATAAATTCAAAGTGTTCAAGTCTATAGTTGAACCTAACACATCCGCTAACACATTATACATGACTAATATGAATTGATTTTCGGCAAACGGTCCCTCAACAGTAGTTTTTACTATATTTTTTGTGTGGTTTGCATTTAATGTCCTAGATACTATCTCTTTTTTCAAAGAAGGAACAAAAATATTAGACTCTAACGTCTTATTAGCGGACTCTAATAGATTTAGAATGTCATTAAACTGTGAAATCTCTTGCATATAGCTAATATTTAACTCTTTAAAAATTAAAATCCAGCAAATTCCGAGGGAGATTTATCAGCGTCTGCGAAAAGATCAATAGAATTACTTGGTACTTCCGATTTTTCCGATTTTTTATACGTTGATTTAGCAAAATTGACTAACATTTGTGTTTCTTTCGGCGTTATTTTGTCTAAAAAAGAACTATCCATATGTGATATTGATGTAATATTGAAATAATCACTTAATAATCCGTCTAAAGTGTTATCTTTGAAAAACATTTTCAGAAGATATATCATATTGTCTGATCCCATTTTTATTTCAAATTTAGTACCACACTCTTTACAGTTCAAATCTAGAAATACAATTTGATTGAATAATGCATATAGTGGTTCTGCAAAGATATCGCGGATGTTTAAGATAAGTGATATCGGAATCTTTTCAAGTATAGTTGTTTTTTCAGGAATTGATAATTTATCCACATCAATAACAACAGAATCACTAATAATATATCGGATATACCCGAATAAATATTTTTCAATATTTTTATCAGTGGTGTCATTTGATAAATTATTATTTTGATGGTATAATAAATTTTCATACTCCTGTTCTATAGTAGGAATGTCACATATAATCTGTAAGGGATAATTATCCACGGCTATCACGGTTTTGAACGATTTATCAATAGTTAATCCTAAATTATCAAGTAAAGTATTTAGGTCTATGCGTATTCGAACTTCCTTTTCACATTTTTCACATTCCTTAACCAAATCCAGCAAAGAATTATAACTTAATATTTTAAAAAACAATACAATGACAAATCTATCAAGTATTGTGAATTTTTTATAATCAAAAGACTCTACCATGTTACATTCTATGATAGTGTTTAAATTATAAAGAAAATCTAGATGAGTGTCATCATCGACATTTTTCAAAATTATACGATACTGTTCATTTGTTAATTCGTTAAATCGAATATTTCTTTGTAATGATGGTATCCAAATTAAATATGTGTTCCGCATTATGTTGATATATTTAGTTACGGATTATATCCCATGTCGGATACCGAATAACTATTATATACAAATCCTGCTTGGCGTTTAGGATAGTCTGTAGAACTTTCGTAACTTTTTTGTTCAGGAGAAATATTGATAGGCGCACAATCTTTAAAATGCCACACTTTTCTTATTACAGTGGGCGAACATTCGCCATGTTTAGCGAGTTCATACACATCAATGTCCGCCTTTATACTTAATTGATTAGCAATCAATCCTTCATGAGCAACAACTATGCTCCAAGGGCGTAATACTCCATCGGTAAATGATCTATTAGTTTCCAAAAACCCAATTTCTAAATTGTTAAAATTTGCTCGACCTGATATCACTGGAGCATTAATAAACCCTCTATTACTACCCTCTGTTATTCCTACGTGTTCGGTATTGACAGTCTCCCCCGGTAGACTAACACCTTGAGCAAATATACACCCTATAACGTCTTGGGTAGCAGTTGTCCATGTAGTGTCAAGGGACATACCGATATTCCAGCCAGCAGGCTCTAAAGATGGTAAACGTTGTTTTATTTTATTAAATAGATGGTTTTTGTTCTTGGCAGTAATTACTAATACCCATTGAAAGTTTAATGGAATATTAAACGCCCAATCACACATTTTTCGATGGAAATACGGGATATGTGACTGTGTAATATCTGGACTATTAGGCATCGGACAAGTTTGAAACACTTGTGGAGTGATGTTGCCGCAATTGCTAGGTAGATATATTCCTGATATTAACATTAATCATTATTTAATCCGCGTTTCATGTGGTTCCTTTTAACACCGTCTTTGAAATAGTTCTTTTTGACTATTCTACCAACTTTACTAACACCGTTATTTAAATTATACTTGACTTCCATATCTCCTTGTTTAGAGTTTACGGTAGCGCCCACTTTTTTAGGGTTTACTCCGTCAATACGAATATGTGCGCCATGTCCTTTAGCTATAGCAATTTCTTGCGGAGTTTTCTGACTTTTGTTCTGCCCTCTTGGACCTTTCTGTGTCCAAATATTTCCTATGTATTGCTGGTTGCCTAACTTGGAACGCTGGGAAGCTGTCTTAGTATTCATCGTACGTACTTGGCGAGGTTGTGCCTTACTATATTGATTAGTACCCCAATAACGCGATTTATGTTCTGTGCGCTTACTCTTCGAAGTAAATAATTCGGTTATAATTGCGTCACAAAAAGCATCAAAATTCTCTGTCATAATATTATTATTTATTGAAAGTGTGGCATTGTCATGATATATTCATGCATATATGCAGCGCGAATTACGATTTCGAGTTTGGAGTAATGAAAAATGTTTTAAAAAAATAGAGAATACTATTCATGAACTAGATGGTTGTTACATAACAACAAACAGAATATCTGTTCATCCATGCGGAACATTATATGATTCACATAGGGAAGATGTAATAATTGAACAATATACTGGCATCAGTGATATAAATGGTGTTCCTATTTATGAAAATGATATAATCGAAGCATATTTAACTCCTGAAAATTACCCATCAGATAACCTCATCCGTGGTCCCGTTAAATTTATAAATTTTGGCTGGTGCCTATACCGACGGACTTTATCCGATCTTGTCGATATTAAAGTTATAGGAAATATACACGAATAATGGAAATTCCTCAGTCATATACAATATCTAAATTCTTTTCTTATGCAAATAAGACTAAGCAGCATTCTCGTTATTTGAACGGGGGTTGCCCTATTTGTCATGAAGGAAGTAATTGGGATACGAAACAACGCTTGTATTATTACATACAAGACGATTTCTTATATTGTTACAACTGCGCAAGATCATGGAATCCTTATTGGTGGGTTAAAGAAGTTTCCGGTATGACGCATAAGGAATTGAAAGATGATATTAAGGAATATACCGGAGATTCTGATTATATTTTACAATGGGAACAAGAAGCCGATAAAGAATGGACTTTACCTGATTTACCGGGGGAATGTGTAAACTTAAGGGATGCCGTACAGCTTAAATTTTATAAAAAATTACCCATTGTTCAGAAAGCATTAGATTATTGTAATTCTCGTAGATTATTCAATGCAATCAACACCCCTAAAACTTTCTATGTATGTCTAAATGATAAATATCATAAAAATAGGTTAATTATACCTTTTTATAAGAATAATAGAATCATATGTTACACTTCTCGTAAAATATTAGATGATGATAGTGCAAAGTATTTGTTAAAATTTAATGCACCTAAAACAATATTTAATATTGATAAGATCAAGACAGAGATTCCTTATATTTTCTTATTCGAAGGTCAGATAGATTCAATGTTTGTTCAAAATGGCGTGGCAGTTTCAGGATTAACCTTAACCCAACAACAGGAACGAGAATTAGAACAGTTCCCATTTCACGAAAGAATATGGGTTTTGGATAATCTCAAATTTGAGAAAAAAGAAGTAGTTAATAAACTAATTTCTAAATTACGCGCAGGTGAACGTTTATTTTTCTATGAAAATGAGTTCGCTCCCTTTAAGGATTTAAACGAGTTCTGTGTAGCAAAAAAGCAGGATTTTGTTGATCCTGCTTTAATTGTGGAGTCTTCTTTTACAGAAGAGAAAGGTTTACTTAGAATTTAATTATAAGGGCCGGATGGTTCGCTAGGAGCACTTCCTTGACTTGAAGAAGTCACGGATTTACGAGCTTTTGATAGATTACCTAATGAATCCTTTACTTCTCTTGCAGCCTGTTCAGTTGCTTGTTCTTCTTTCTTGGAAGAGCTTTTATAATCTTCGATAGCTTTAGTTACTTGGTCAAAGTTGGTCTTTTTGACAGTATCACTACGGATGATATTTGCCATTACAGAATAAGGATTGGTCATATCCACTTCATCCTTGGTATTAACAAAAGCACTAAGAGTGGTGAGATATTCTTCTAATTGTCCTAAACGAGAATTAATTTCTGACTTATCGAGGCTGTCAATATCGTCGAGAAGAGCCATTTTCTGATTAAAATTAGCTTCAATTTTCTTAAGACTGTCTTGAATACCAGTAGTGTCAAATGCTTCTGATTCTGTACCATCGTCTAAAAAGTTAGAGATATCATCACTTCCGTTAGAATCATGTGTAGGATTCCCCAAGTCAGTGTCTTCAAGTAAGAGTTTTGCAAAATAATCACGATAATTCATATTACAGTATTTATTCTATATTGATGACATTTTAAATATATGTTGCTATTTAAGCACATAAGATGTATATTATGGTATGATTCGAATAGTTGTACCCACGGTCTTAACCGAAGAAGCTTATAAAAATAGTGTCCCATATACTTGCCTAAATCGTATTATACAGACACACGATTCTAAAAAAATGGAAATATATGTTACGATTATTCCCGAAAACCGTAAAGGTTTCTGTGCGTTATACAACGAATACATACATAATGATCCTGTCGAAAATGGGGAGTCTATCACAGTTTTTGTACATGATGATATTGAAATTCATGACCAATTTTTCATTCAAAAGCTTAGAAAAGCTCATGAGAGATTTGACATAGTAGGTGTAGCAGGCACAACCAGTCAAAATTATATCAATGCTACAACGCTGGCATGGCATTTATGTATGAACCGAAAAGAAGATGGTAGAGGGTTTCTATCACATGTTATTCCTAAAGATATCGGAGGATATGGGTTTCCGTATGTTAATTCATCTTTTTATGGTCCAACTCCCGCAGAGGTAGTATTTGTGGATGGGGTTTTTATCAGTTTTAATACTAAGAAAGTGGCTGATAGTGGGGTGAAATTTAATGAGAAATATACTTTCCATCACTATGATATGTCTGCATGTGCAGAAGCCAAAAAGGTAGGATTATCAATCGGGGTATATCCGATTTTTGCCATTCATCATGGACTAGGAGAATTCCACAATGATAAATTATGGCAGAAGCTAGCAATTGAGTTCGCTGAAGATTACAAAGACTATAAACAATCCGTATGATAGTAGATAATAGAGAAAATATAGATGATCGGTACACTTATGATCAACCATTAAGTACTTATTTTAGAACAAAATATTCCTATATAGGAAACATTTTAATTGATTTAGGTTCTGCTACCACACTGTATATGGATTTACCATATATATCTAAAGATGCCGGAATATTATTTAAACTGTGGTTTTTTGACAGATTATGTGAAATGTTAAAAGATGTATCTACACAAAATTTTTTTATTGTAGATGATACCATTAAACAGAAAATTCTTGTAAAACAGCAACCAGATTCTTTAATTGTTGAGAACGTCACTAAGAAAGTGTGTACGTATTCTAGAGGAAAATATGTTGATCGGAACAATGGAACGTATATATTCCATATCGTGTTCCCCGACGAGGTACTACCTAATGAAATGTGCCAAATGATAGAATCCGAGTTCCATAACACCGTAAATTTATTCAGGCTAAAAAATAATGAAAACACCCTTTAGTATTGTTGATGATATTTTATTCACAAAAGATGATAAACGACTAACCTCTAGTGACGATTGTAATCTTTTCGTAATCAATAAACTGATTTCATATCATTCTCCTGTATTCTGTAATATCTTAAACCAGACAGTAAATCAATATAAGGATGTGTTAAATGCTCAACAAACAGTAGATTTCCTGCGACTAATTTTTCCAAAAACAAATAAGAGAAGAATTGAATGGATGTATAAAAAGAATAAACTTGCTGAAAAAGCAAACGGGGTTGCTGTGCTTTTGGCGAAATCTCTTGAGGTATCAGAGCGAGACATTCAAGCGGCAATTAATATTTTTCCAGAAATCTTAGACGAATTCGAAGAAGATGAAAAGATGTATAAAAAAGTGGATAACTAAAAATGACATAGTTAAATATGTTGTATGACCGATAGCCAAGATAGATTAGTAGATTCTGTTGTTAATAGTATTCCTCGTAGCGAGAAGATAGTAAATCATAACATTGATTTAAAGGATTGGAGAATTGTGAATCTTTATAAAGATTCCTTATGGGTTAAACTTATTGATGAACCTGATGCACATACCGTAATTAAAAACGGGATAGTTCTTACTACCACTCAGGCAAAGGGGCCATATTCATTAGGCGAAATATTAATGACTGGTCCAGATGTTAAACATGCGGTAGTCGGTAGTCATATTCTGTTTGTTAAACAGGTAGGACAACCTGCACATAGAAGTGTTGACGGGTATAAATCATGGTTTGTTCGGGAAGATGCAGTTATGGCAGTCATAGAATATGTAGGAACTGCTGAACAAATGAAAAACGACATTACTAATCAAATTCTACTCGGTTAATAAATAATTAGGTGACTAATGCCACCTTACAGTTAACCTTAAGTAGAAACGTAGTAGAATTAAACTTCGTCAGACGACATCATAAAAACGGATGGTCCGATATAAGAGGACTATTTGGTACTACCAATTATGAATTATTAAATGGGGACTTCGGGCATCAGGTATTAAATTTCGCCCCTCCAAAAGGAGTAGGGATGGGATATAACTATAAACAATTTAATCTATGTGTTGTTTGGGATATGTTTCGGCAGGAGTATCGCGTGTTTGGCGCAGAACAAGTTAATGTCCGACAGATATGGGACGTATCTACTCCTGAAGGGATTGAAATATTCAAACAATATTTCTATGAAAATATTATTAATATGTCCCAAGATGATAAGTTACAATTTATGGGATATACAGGGGATATAGTGGCAACTCATCAACCAAATGTATCAGTCCATACAAAACGCAGTATATTTAAACGTGCAGCCGACAAGTTCCAACCTTTTGTGGATAGAGTAAAAAAATATTTTAAACGGTAACAGTAGTTGTTTTAGTTATTTTAAGGTTCTAAATAATAACAATGTTACAAATAGAAGGTTTCGAAAAAATGTTTACGAAGTATTTTCAAAAAAATATAATACTTCGTATAGGGAATGATGATATTAAAAATGGCAAATTTCTTTTAATACAGAACCATGTCATAACTAATAACTTTTATTTCGAATTGGTTATAGAAAATACTAAAAAGATAGTATCCTTTAAAATCCCATATCCTTTCTCATATAGTGAGTATCCAGAATCTGACATCATCTATCTAGATTATAGATTTAATACTCTTACTAAGAATCCCGTTTTAAAGAATCTGATGACTAATATTGGGAACGCCAGTATAGTTGATAAACCTTCAAAATTCTTAGACTCTATATTAGAAATACAATTTACTTAATATGTTATACTTTTCATTATTTTCCGGTGAGATATATGATTCTCCTACAGAACTAACTGATCCTTTTCAAATTCCGTTAAAAACTAAACCAGCCAATTCCTGCTCTAAATGTCACGGAAGGTTTTATACGTGCTATCTGACTACAAATAAACAATACCAAATTTGTAATAAATGTGTGAAAAAATATGTAGATGCTGAAAGATTATTACGCAGTGTAGAAGCTAATCGCATCAATCGCAAAACTTCCTAATAATGTCAACAAAAAAACCTATCATAAATGGCATAGTGTATAGAGATGATGATAAAATCATGTTCATCTCTATGTATGATGAGAAGCGTAGAGAGATTTTCGAGTCCAGATATCTAACTATGGGACCGAATAATACACCTATTTCAGAAAATTGTTTTATCTTAGTAGAATATGCAGAAGAACATTATCGCATAGTTACTAATCCTATAGTGTTAACGAATATACATTATAATGGTAAAGATGTCGCCGCAAAAAATATAAGCATTGACGGTCTTATCACATCTTCATACGAAGCCGCTAAAAAGTATATTGAGCGTCATAAAGACGATCACCTTAATACTGAAGCATCTGACTGAGTATCATAGTACCGTCATAGTAGTACCTGATTAGGTTTCTACCACTTGCGGCTACGTTCATAGATGTACTACCAGAGAAGCGCCAGTTACTACCAAAGGAAGTGATAGAATAACCACTAGTTCCACTAGACATTATAGATATATTCCCTTGTTGTCCTGCTACAATATTAGTAGGGTTTCTCATGAAACAGTTAGATGATAGTATAAGATTGGCGTTTCTGCCGACTGAAGCAACATCCCATGATATTGCACCAGATGGTGCATGCGTAAGTGTGCCGGGAGTATTCACTATATTAGCACTTAAATAATTCAAACCAGAACTTAGAAAGTTTACCTGTCCCTGTAGATTAGAGCTAACCGAAATCATGGTGGAACTAAGATAGTTCACCTGTGCCTGTAAATTAGAGCTAACTGCAATCATAGTAGAGCTTAAAAACTCTATTCTATTCTGTAACGTCGAACTCACTGAAATCATAGTAGCACTTAAAAAGTTTATACTACTCACGGTCCATGCAGATAGTGCTTGTAAATTATTATCAAGCGCAGTGAACCCTATATTGATAGTTGATAAACTATTACCTATACAGGTGGTCTTTGAAACAGTGACGGGGACATAATAAAGCATAATTTTATTTATGGATTGAAAATGAAAAAAGCGACAATTTACATGTCGCTTTTTTCGTTTTAATTATTTTTCAGTATTAGAATAATCTCTGACCTTCTTTTTTACCGTAGCCTGTGCGTTGGGATTGACCCACTTTAGCATTTCCATTGGAATTTACATGACTGGTTGATGGCTGCTTACTTGGCTTGCCGTCGCGGGTTTGGGTATTACCGTGATGCCCACCTTCGGAACCTTCAGTGTCTTCAGGAGCAAAACCTGTTTCATTTTTAGAGAAATCTGCATCACCATTACCCTTTACGCGAGTAGTAGCTGCTTGCTTGCTTGGCTTACCATCACGGGTCTGAGTATTGCCGAGGTGCTTACCGTTGCCCATTTGACCATAGGATTCAGTAGGAACTGAGTCGTCTCCATCATCAAAGCTGAAATCGTCACCCATTCCGTCGTCTGATGTGCCTGCACCAGAGAGAAGATCACAAATTTCTTGAAGGGTCATTGATTTAAGTTCGGAGAGAGTGAAAGTTTGGTCGTCATCGCCACCCATTCCGTCATCTTCTCCTGCATCAAATTCAAAGGAATCGTCGCTAGAGTCGTCATCAAAAGAATTTTCACCAGAGTCAAATTCTTCCATAAAGGTATTGAAAAGGTTGTCGAATGAATTTTTCTCATTATAACATGCACCTGCATCGAAAGGCTTCTTTTTCTTCTTGGTAGCAGAAACAGTAGGTGCAGCGGCTGCATCAGTAGTCTCATCTTCCTTAGCTTCTTCTTTCTTCTCAACAATCACAGCAGAAGATTGTGGCTTAAGATAATGATTCTCATAAATGTTTACTAGGTCTAGATTGTTTTCCATATAAACATTATTTATTGTAAACGTTTGATTTTTCTATTTTAATATTAACATATAAATATTGTAATGGCTAAGAAGAAATCAGATAAGTTTTTAAATAATAATGAAAACCTTCCTATATCTGTAGAAATTGAATACACCCCCGAACAGATTGAAGAACTACGTAGATGCAAGGACGATGTTATATACTTTGCAGAGAACTTTTTCTATATTGTAAATTTAGATGAAGGTAGGCAGAAAATAAAGTTATATGAACCCCAAAAAGAAGCTATTCTCAAAATTATTCAAAATAGAAGAACTGTTATATGTGCATCCCGACAGGTAGGAAAATCCACCCTAATGACCGTGGTATGCCTATGGTATGCTCTATTCACAGAAGATCATACTGTAGCAATTCTTGCTAATAAGGAAGACCAAGCAAAGGAAATTCTAGAACGTATTAAGTTAGCATATGAAGAAATTCCTAACTATATTAAAGCAGGCGTATCAGACTTCACTAAAGAACAACTTCGATTAACTAATGGTTCTAAAATATTTGTATCAACTACTTCTGCGGATGCTATTCGAGGAAAGTCAGTAAATACGTTATTTGTTGACGAGTTTGCCCACGTACGTAAGGAAATTGCCGATGACTTCTTTAAATCCATTATTCCTACGCTTTCGTCGTCTAGAAAATCTAAACTAGTCATAGTTTCGACCCCTAAAGGAACTGAAAATAAATTTTATGATATTTTCTCAAATGCTGAGAAGAAAAAATCTAATTGGGAATGTGTTAAAATATATTGGCATCAGATACCGGGGCGCGATGATGCATGGAAAAAGGAACAGTTAGAAGCAATATCATATGATATGTCAATGTGGAATCAAGAATTTGACCTTCATTTCTTAGAAGATGGAACTTCTGCATTGAATTTAGAGGTTATTGAGCGTCTAAAAAATATGTGTCGTCCTGCGGATTTCACTTATGATTTTGGAGATTATCAGGTATGGAGAGAACCAGAAGCTAATAGAGTATACTCAATTGGAGTTGATGCTGCTGAAGGGGTTGGACAAGATTATTCGGTTGCACAGATTATAGATATAACTGATCCAACTGATATTAGACATTGTGCTACCTTTGCATCGAATAGGTTACAACCATATATCTTTGCAGAAAAATTGAACCAGATTGCACGATCATGGGGTCGTCCGTTTTTATGTATAGAACGTAATAAAGAAGGGGGACAAGTAGTAGATGCACTGTCAGAAGTTCATAGATATGAGAACATTATACACTATTCTATGAAAAATGATACACGCGGAGTATATCAAAATCTCGGTATTTTCTGTCATCAAAATTCCAAATATACAGGTATTATGAATATGAAATATTTCATCGAACACCTAGAATCTGTTAAAATATATGATATGTCAACTGTTAAAGAATTTGAAACCTTTGTTCGTAAAGAAAATAAAACATGGGGAGCAAAAAAAGGACATCATGACGACAGAATTATGTCTCTTATATGGGCATTAATTATATTAGAGAAGGATATAGCTGAGAAATATTTAGAAGTACTTGAATATGATGAGACAGGTAAACCTGTTAGAATAGCAGACCCTAATCAAGAATTAGCAAATATATCATTTTATAATCAGGGAGACGGTAATACTAATTATGCATGTACAGGGGGAGCACCCGCACCAGTTATATTCCAAATGGGTAAAGGTATTTTCAATTATAAAGAACATGATATGACTAAATACGCAGGCAACGGGTGGACATTCGTTTAATAAATACTCCTATGACTTCATATTTCGACAGTTACCTGCATACTATAATAGAAAATATAGTTCCTCTTTTCAAGAAAAAGAACGATGATGGTTCCTATACTTTAACAGATGAAAAAGGTGTTCCGCAATTAGGAGGTAAATCGTTCGATATTGATATGGTTGAACGAATCATTAAAGCAAATAAAGATAGAATATTCGCCGCAGAAGAACCTACCGAAGAAACACCCGAAACTCCTGAAGTAGAAGAACTTCCTATTAAAGGTGAGTATTGGTTCGATGAGAGCGGTAATGCTCAATATGCGGACGGGGACGTAGGGGATATGAACCATGAAGCATATGTTATTCAACAATGTGGTGCAGAAGTTGCTTCATTTTTTAATCTAGATGAATTTCATGAAAACAATATCATAAGTGAGATAGGAGATGAGATAGGAGATGAATGGGGAGATATAGAAAATGACCCCGCTAATGCCATAATCAAATATCTTGTTACGTTCTGTAAAATGTCAGAGACTAAAGCCAGTGATTTAGTGCTAACTGCATATGGATCAACAGTAGATGCCCGCGAATATGCTATCAAAAATTGGAACTGGATTCGTGTGCATGGTACTAATATAGAAGTTCATAAATTAAATTCCATCACTCTCAGAAACGTGGCAAGGGGTATAAACGATGCACTGGAGCAAGAAGGGCATATGTACGATGATGATGCAGACGAACGTGCAGGAATAACCAGTTACAATATATCCACATATACAGGTAAACGATATTCTATCACTCTTAATGATATGGAAAAAGGCGATGTTTCAGGATTAGAAGAGGAACAAACAGTATCTAAAAGCGCAGCAACTCAACAAGTTCGACAGATGGATATTGACAGTATGCCGAAATATTATCAACATAAAGGGGTAATAGGTGATTCATTTGACTCATATTATAACACAGTAATAGAACAGTTAGAATTATACACTAGATAAATAATAATTATGAATAATAGACCAAATGCTCCTGTGTTGGAAGATAACTGTCCTACTGAACCAGTTAATCAATCATATTATACTGATCAACAGAGCGTCCTCAATGTATCCAGAAAGGATAAGTTTCTATTGGTGATGGATATGCCGCCCGCACTAAAACCCTTAGTTCAAAAAGAAAACAGATTATGTCATGGGGGAAATCTAGAGAGATTAAGGTTCTCCGTATGGGGATCGGTTATTCCTGACATTTCTGTTAATAAAATAGAAACATCATTTGGGGGACAAACTTTTAAATTTTCTGGAAACAGTCGTCCATCTTATCCCTCAATTGTATGTAATTTTACAGTAGATAATAATTATGATAATTATTACATTTTATGGAAATGGTTAGATATTCAAAATGGTGCATTGGAAGGACTATCAGAAAATAGAATTAAAACATACTCAACCAATATTTCAATATTTCCTTTAGCGGAATATGGTGCTCCTGTAGCAGAGTTTATATATTATGATGCATTTATTACAGGTATAGGCGGAATAAATGTCAGTACCCGTGATGCATCCGAGACAGAATCCACCTTTACTTTTGATTTTAGTCAGCTAAGTATGAAACTTGTTTAATAAATAAGGATTTTTTTGGAATATTATAAATAGTATGATATATGGCATCAAGTCTTAATACTATTTTAAATTCACCGGGAGTCGCTATCAGAGAAATTGACGTATCTGGATCAACTGTCACTCGCGCAGGAACTAATGTTTTCTTTGCAGGTTTCGCATCACAAGGTATTTCTGATGAACCCACATCAGTATCATCGGTAGCCGAATTTGAACAACTTTTTGGGTTGCCTCAAACATCCGCTGAAAAATATACATATAATGCAATTAGTCAACTTCTAAACACTTCTGATGCATCCGTCCTCTTTACCCGTATGCCATATGGTTCCGGTGCAGGTCTTGGATACTCTGATTCTGTAAACACTCTTATTTTCCCTGTTATCGGGGTATCTGCTGTAGAGGTTAGCCCATGTGATTATTTCCGTTCCATCGACGAAGCTTCATGCCGTGTCAAATTCCCATGGTTATATAGTTCTTACTTTGTAAGTCCGTCTATCTGCTATGGTTCTGCCAATTTAAATTGCCCCCTCAATTCTTCCAACGAAGAAGCAGGGAAGCTATATATCCACGATCATCCAGTTCAATACAATTCGATCATTACTGGTTTCAAATTCGTAGTTGATAGCGATAGCGTTCCTGAAGATTTAAAGGTTTTCCAACTTCGTCCTACAGTTAATGGATTGGATACTACCTATTCGGTTGTTACTGCTTTCTCTCTCGACTCTATCTATGTGTCTAAAGACGAAGATCAATCACATCTATCAAATGACGGTAAACGTCTTATTGTTGATTTAACAGATGCTAGCTTTGCAAGAACTTATAATGTTAATTCTGGTTTACTTTCTGGTCAAACTTTGACTGGTTTATATGTGAGTGCAGGTGATGTTTTCGGTACATATTCCATTGCAAATAATCCTGTATTGAAATATTTCAATGCTAATTCGGATGTTGCAGGAACTTATAAAACAACTGTTTCTATCCTTTCTGCAATAACAACCGGAACAAATATTACGGTTGCTACATCTGCAAAAGATGCTACCACTCTTGATTTCTTAATCTCCTTCTGTGGTGTGCCTGTTGATGCAGGTTTGTCGTGCAGCACAATAACCGCATTAAATCTACAAGTTCCTGAAGCTGATAAGTATAACTTCTATCCTGTAGCAGGTGATGCACAGTTAAACGATGCAAACTTCTATGTTTTAGGTGAACCTATCAGTAAAACACTTAATGCAACTGAATATACCCTACTTCAAAATGAACAATTCAATTGGAAATGCGGTGCATATGAAAATGCATCCCCAAGCTTGGATATCATCAATAATGATGTTCGTGCAGGTATCGTGGTAGTAAATACTGCAAAAACAGCCCAACTTGAAGATTTTAGCGGATTCTATCTTGCCATAAATGACAATCTAAATGTAAATCCTTCTACTGATTTCAACTCCATCACAAGTGTTGCAGGTTACTATCAAGAAGTATGTCCCGGTGTATCTGGTAATTGGATTCATGTTCCATCCGAACGTTGGAATTTCCACACTAGTCAAACCTTTAATGGTGCGGCTGGATCAATTTCCGAAATAGTCGAAAACGGTGGCGGTATAGATTTCAGCAGCAAGAATTATAATGATTCTCTTACAGTAACTCTATTCAAACTACGTCCAACACAATTGACTGAAACTATCAATAAACTTGATCAGATTAAAGTTGAACAGTTTACTGGTTCTCTCAATGCAGACAGAAAAGTAAATGATTCATACGGTGGTCCTCCTCGCTCATACTTCCTTGAAAAATCCGTTTCAAATAGCAATTATTTGAAAGTTATGATTAACCCATATCTCTCCAATAACAATTGCTGGGCAGATTCTAAAGGTGTTCCACAGAAAACAGTTAGAATGTTCCGCGAACAAACCGGAGGGGTATTTGATAACTTCGATGCAGAGGCACAACTTGCTGCATACGGTGATAACCTATACGGTGTAGGTGCTTATAATGGCTATTGTAGAGATTCTCTCTATACTATGTGCCAGAAGAAAGATATAGGTAATCTTCCTGCTAAACTTGAAAGAGCTTTAGTGAATGTTGAAAATCCTCTCCAATACCCAATTGATATCACAATTGATAACGGACTTTCTACTATATGGGCAACTCGCGCAAGTGTATCAAACGATAACTGTATCACAAATACAAGTATCTGTTACAACTATGACGATTCTTATTTCGTAGACACCGATTCTCTATCACCTTATGATGGTACTTCGATGAACTCTCCTATCATTGATGCATGGACTACAATATATAATATCTTCGATTCCTTTGCTCGCTTTACTCGTAAAGCAAATGGTGGAGTAGGACACTTACATATTCAAGACCCTCTTCGTCAAATCTTCGTAAATGGTAAAGATTATAAAGTGGCTAACCGTCAAAAAGGTTTAATTCTTGAATCTTCTACTGGACAACCTACTGAAAAGTATGCATCATTCAGCAGAAATATTTGGGCACCCCTTCGTAACCTTTTTGCAGGAACCGATTCCAACTATTCAGAAAGCCATGCTAACTGGATTAAAGGATATTCTATGAACACTGACTCTTATGCATGGTTCGGCCCTTCTGCCTATAAAGCAGCACTCTATGCACGAAACGATCAGAATCAATACCCATGGACTGCCGCATTAGGTGCTAAGAACGGAGCACTTGCAAATGTTGTAGATTTAGCTATCAATCCAAATCAACGTGAAATGGACTTGATCACTAAACTTGGAATTAACCCAATTCTTAAGTTCCCTAATACTGGTTATCTCGTATATAATACCTTGACTCTTCAAAAAGAACCAAGCGCATTACAAGAAAACTATATTCGTAGAGGTCTTCTATGGTTAGCTAATTCTCTACAAGATAACTTGTATGAGTTTATCGGACAACCTAACACCATCATTACTCGCACAAGAGTTAAGAATAAACTCAGTCCTATTCTTAACTTCATGAAAGATAATGCAGGTTTATATGGATATGATATCGTAGTTGATGAACGCAATAATACTGCGGAAAGTATCGACCAAGGATTAATGAGAGTAGCCGTGTATGTGCAACCAACACGCACTATCAAGATGATCATTGCAGACCTTGTAATCAACAGAACCGGAGTAACTCTTAACGAGATATTCTAATAAATTAAACAAAAAAGGCGGGGAGAAATCCCCGCCTTTTTTATTGTTATTTTTTATTATTAATTATGAAAATATCTAGCAAAATGACTATTAACATTATCTTGTACTGCTTTGATGTCAGATATATACTGAGTGATTGCTTGTTGCAAAACCTCAGAATTTTCTAAACGCTTCAACTGATCCTGTACTTGTTGCAGACTAGTAAGAGAAGATGATAATCCCCCATGAGCCTTTGCTATAAAACGTCCTATAATTTCTTCGGGTTTTGGAAGAGAGGTGTTCAATATTGATTCGTACAGATTTTCTAGTTGCGGAGATTCCATACATAGTATTTACATTGATTTATTATTATAATAAATTAAATAGTACTTATGATAGATGCATCTAATCAACCAGACTTAGACGATGTGCTTAATTCTCTAAGCACTGCCAAACAAGTAAACAATGAAGTTAAGGCAACACCAGTTGAAAATTTAACTGATGATGAGACATATAATTACTTGATGAATAAATTACGTCAAACAATTGACTCAAATGCTGAAGTTATGGAACAGACTAAAGATTTAGTGAACCAAGTAGGGACATCTGAATATATTGAGGCGCATGCGGCTGTAGTAAAAAGCCAATCTGAATTAATTAAGAATATGGTTGGAGTTGTCATCGAAAAGAGAAAAATGGATCAGAATAAAGAACTTAAAACCCGTGATCTTGATCTTAAGGAAAAGAGTATTAATAATAAAATGGTTACACCTGAGTTAACCAATGGTGCAGCTAATCCTCAGAATAACACATTCATTATTGCTACCAGAGAATCTATTTTTAATAGTTTATTCGGATCAGATGAAGATAAGAAGAAAGCTGAACAGAAGATTAAAGAAGCAAACGGTATAGTTATAGATGTGTAAATAATGTTATGACATTACATCAATTATATCAACTATTAATCAAAGAAGACTCAATAGATAATATTGAGTTAAAAGGTGATTGGGGAGACAGTGCTAAAAAATATGGATATGACAAAGCCTCTATAAATATTTTAAAAAATCCTAAAGGTTTAGAAAAAATTAAAAAGAAGTGGGAGAAAACGGCTTTCGATTTTGACTTGTATTTTCTACGCTCCTCGGAAGGTAATAAAAGTGGGGAATTGGGCAGAGTATCTCCAGATTTTGTCAGAGATAATTTAAAATTAAACATTCAAAATGACCCTAATAAAATTACAATTATTTTTGTGAATAATAAAGGTGACGAAAAGATGCCAATGACTGCATGGACAATAGCTCATAGATTAGGACATGCACTTGCTAGAACACACACCAGTCATAAAAGATTCAATGGCACAACTCATCATTATAAAGAATTAATAGATACTATTAATAGATTATTATTGACTATTGCACGTACCATATATAATAAACAATCTCTAAAAAAGAGAATATCATCTTATGGTGATTATGGAGGATTTGAAACAGATGATCGTAAATTACGAAATGAATTAGCGCATGCTTTAGGAACATTCAAATCTGCTAGAGATAAGAATATACGAAATGATGCCGAATTTACATTTGAATTAATTGCACAATATATAATCACAGGAAAAATAAGCTTGAATAGAAATTTCCCTAGAATATTACCAATATCTCATGCATGGGGGAAACCTAGCGGACCTGTGGCAAAACAAATGACACCAGAATTAACGGAAGAATTAGATGATATATTATCTAATTCTGAAAATGATATTAATAATGACATTGATGCATTATTAGGTTCGTCAATAGGTAGTATATATGTCATGTAATATACGTTGACACGCCTATATGTATGTGGTAACATACCCACATGAGATATTTTACAAGTGATTGGCACTTAAATGAAGATAGAATAGGAGTAAACGGGAAACCAAATCTATTCTATAGACCATTTCCCTCTACATATGAGCAGAGGTATCATATTTTAGATAAATTCTCTGATATATTCCACAATGGAGACGAGCTATACCATTTAGGAGATGTAGTATATTCTCTCACCGAAGAGACTTATAGACTGGATATCTACTTTAGAGATAATTTCTTTAAAATGTACCCAGATTCCAAATTAACTCTCATTAAAGGCAATTATGATGATGATAAAATAGATTATTTGTCCAAGATTTTTCATGAAATTGTAGAAGACAGAACCATCGAAATTAAAGGTAGAGAATATTATCTAAACCACTATCCTACCAAATGCATCAATAAGGAATTTTCATTAACCGGACATATACATGGATTATGGAAAGTTCAGAAGAATATGATTAACGTTGGAGTTGATGCATGGCATTTTAGACCCGTTTCAGAAGATGAAATTGATTTTTGTAGAACCGCATGTGAAAAACACTATGATAAACATGTTTTCCCTTATTAACTTATGTGGCATATTATAATAGGAAGTTTATTCGGCATACTAGCATTAGGGATACCCATTTTATGGCTCATTTGTATCTCATACCCTACTCCGCGTCCATCACCAATGACATATGAAGAAGAGATTAAATGGTTAATCTCGTTAGGAATGACAGAACAAGAAGCTAAAGAAATTATTGACACTTATTAAATTATGAATGTACTTAGATATGAAACTCCTGAAACAGAATTTGAACAATACCTTGATAAACCTATTGTTTTTCTTGCGGGACCAACTGTAAGAGGTAATCAAACCCACTTAACTTCATGGCGATTTGCTGCTATTGAAGAATTTGAACGTCAAGGATTTGATGGAACACTTGTTGTTCCTGAATTTACTAGTAAGTTTGAATCGGATCAATATCGGTATGATATTCCTGAATGGGAATTTGCTGGATTGAAAATTGCTGATTGTATCATGTTTTGGATTCCTAGAACAAGAGAACTAATTGGACTAACCACTAATTGGGAACATGGATATTGGATAGCCAGAGATAGAAGTAAAGTGGTATATGGTCGTCCAAATGATGCCTATAGAATGACATATCTTGATATTATGTGGAGAGCCGATGCCGCCGAAAAAAATAATCTTGCAATTGATGATAGAATTTATGATCAATTATCTGATACCGTGGCAGCATCTATTACACTTGCTAAAAATAAACATTATTTTAAAATCAATCACGGGTAAAAAAGAAAACCCGCTCAATTGAGCGGGTTTTCGTGGATTTTTCTTTTCTTCTTTAGCTATTAGTTAGAAACTGAATAGACTGGAAGAGTTGCAGCAGAGGTTGGAGTTAAGCTTGAGCTATAGTGATTGCGATCAATATCTTTCACAATGATGATGTGATAGAAGTTTGAAGCACCCCATAGAGAGTCAATAACACCGTAACGAGTCATCATACCGACATTTGGTGTCATGGTGTGAGGGCTAATTGTTCTCTGAACAAGAACAGGGATGTATGGGCAATACACGATACCTGTGTCATAGAATTCAGAACCTTTGTAACCTAGAAGTGCATATTCAATAGAAGTTGCACGAACACCTGCAAGATACTGCGCTTCGGAACGAGTGTCACGATAGATGTTGAACTGTCCTGCAAGGGAACCAACGCGAGCGACACCATTTGGGTGAACTTGGATGTTGGAACTTACTTCAAACGGACGGAATTCAGGGAGCAACTGAAGAATGGTGCAAACCTTCGGAGTAGCAACGATGAAGTTAGCTGGACCACGACGATTACGAATAGCCATTCTGTTAGCTTCCACAACGATCTTAGCATAGAAGTCTACGCCTCTTTCACCGAACCAGCGAGCATCGGCAAGCTGTGGCTTCCAGACGGAATAACCTGTACCTTGACCTGCATTGAGGGCAACTTGGATCATACGGATAACCATTTCACGGTCGATTTCTGCCTGAATTTCATAGCTCATCGCGTTTGTCATTTCAGCATCAATGTCGATACCATTCATGTTCATCAAGTCTTGTTCAAGTTCCATAGACCAGCTAGTTCCAAGCTTACGAGTACCTGCTTCAACAGCAGTCTTTTCGATCTTAAGAGACATAGTAGGAATATTGCTGCTTGCTTCAAAGTGACTAAGAAGTTGAGCAACACCAGAATCAATAGCTGGGATGGAGAAATCAGAATTACCTGATAGACCAGCAGCGGTGATACCTGTATGTGCGGTGTATAACTTTTGATAACCAGCTTCACCGGAACCTAAATGGTTGGTGTTAAATGGTTGACCGTTAGGATTCCACTTAGAGTTAGGGGATGTACAATTCTTGTCGTCATATGGACTACATGCAAGAGCAGATTGGTCATATTGATAACGAAGTGCGAAAGCAAGACCTACTGGACCGCTCATTGGCTGAACACCGACGATTTCATGAGTGATTAACTCAGGGAAAGTACGACGGATCATAGGAATGAGAGTCTTAGGAAGACGTGCATCACCGGGAGCATACCAATCGGAAGCACCCAAAGCATTACCGTATTGACCGTTAACGGTTGGTGCAGTACCAGCGGTACCACCACCGAACGGAGTTGAAGCAAATGCTCCACCTGCGATCATACCGTTTTCCTGAATCACGTTAGGACGTAGGAAACCTTGTTGTTTGAGGTAGTTTTCTTGGTTCTCAAGAATGATTGATGTTGCCAATTGTTTTTGATAGCCCACGATTGGCGCGGTTTGGCTGTCAGTGAATTCGAGTATTTTACTCCATTTATTGATTAGGGAACGCCCACGATCCTTGTTGATAAAGGCTGGGGCACTGTCTACGTATTGTGATGATGGATTTACCATATATTTTATATTTAGTGTTTATCTATTAATTTCGTGAATTAAGGATGCCCATATACATATCTTCTAGCGGATTTGCAGAAGATAGGGGTTGTCTCTTTTCAGTACTTTCAATTATTGTTGTTGCATCACCGGAAATTTTAGACCGATCAACGTTAGAAATAGGTTGTTTGTTTTCATTCACTAAAGAAACTTTATTTTTCTTTTCTTGAACCGAAAACATTTCAACAACGTAGTCAAAGTTTTCTTTAACTACTTTTAGTGGTTTATTTGCTAAACGACTACGTACAAATTTTGCTGTATTTAGAGGAAGATTTGCGGTCTTCTCTGCAAGGAATCTTGAAGTTTCTTCGGATGCTTTTGCTTGTTTCAATTCAGCATTTTCACGAATGAGACGATCCACTTGTTTCTTACCATCCACGATGGCTTCTTTAATATTATCTTTAACAAAAGTAGGATCAACTGCAAGAACCTTACGGGCTTCATTTAGAAGATTTGAAACGTGAGTATTTTTTGCAGCTTCTTCTATTACTTGGGAAGGAAGATTCTTGTCAATATACTTTTCCAAAAACGCATCAACGCCTTCTACCAATTGCATCTTGTGCTCCACGGCAGTTTTCTTTAAGAGGTTTTCATAGTTTTCTTTAAGCTTAATAAGCTTGTCCATATGATCTGTGTTGATTTTTTCAACTACAAATTTAATTTTAGCTAAATGGTCTTTATCAATATTTTCTTTGATAACTTTTACAAGGTGTTGCATCTTGTTAGTGTAATCTTCTTCCTGTATCTGTTTAGCAGATTCAACTTCAAGGGTTACACGGGACTCAACTTTTTCGTTGACTTTAGATTCAACGATTGATGCAATCTTCTGCATGGTGTCTTCATTAAAGAGATTTTTATCAATCTGCTCAAAAATAGGTTGTAATTCATTTAACATATAAGGATTATTTATTGAAATAGTTATATTTTCTATTATTTTATCTTCGTTAAATCACTCTTAACCTTCTCCGTTGCATCATTAAATCTTCGATCTACCTTCTGTTTTACAAGATTGTTAAGATTTTTATCTGCATCTGAATAATTCTCCATAGATAAATTATATAGAAACTTCTGAATATGTGATTGGGCTTCGCTAGTCATAATTTAATATTTATTGATTTGTTTTAAATAAAACAATAATTTGCTTAACTTTGGATAATATGTTATGCTAATATCATGACAACGGTAGTTAATTTTCCTCGAAGAACCATGAGAGATTGGTCAACTTATGTCGATCCTGATAAAGCCATTTGGATTGCCATAGGTGAACCGGGTCATGCTCATATGTCTTACGATGCAGTTAGAAATCCATTTTTAGATGATCTGCCTAACCTGCATATCAATTTTTGGGATTTAACTGTTCCAGTACCAGCTATAGGAGGGGATGATAAAGAAATTTTCTTATATCCTCCTAATGAAAAAGACGCAAAAACTATCGTAGATTTCATCTTAGCACATAAAAATAAACATGTGTTTGTTAACTGTCGCGCAGGAAAGTCTCGTTCAGCCGCTGTAGCACAATTCTGTATGGAATTATTGGGATATGAATGGACAGGAGACGGTAGAAGAATCGCCGTTCCAAACACTACATTGTTCAAGTTAATGAAAGAATATTATCTATCATTTAATCCAGAACCAGTCAAAGTTATAGATAAAAGGAGAAAATTTTAATATGAATAAAACAATAAAAGAACGCATTGGAGACGAGCAAGCTACGCTATGGTATTGCTGGCATAATTATAACAATTATTATGGGGTAACTAATATTGAAGAATTTGGTAAAATTCGATTAGTTTATAACAAAATCGAAACAGGACATAAAGCCCGTGCTAAACGATTATTTGATGATCTTTTAGCTGATACTAAAAGTAAATTGCCTACTTGGGTAATTGAATATTTTTATGTTTATACTTTTTTTCGAACTTTTGACGCATGGCAAAAACATGGTCGTGTTGTTAAGAAGGGCGCAAGAAGTTTCATGAAAAATAAAGAAGGCATTGCTTTGTTTGCGGAAGACCAAACAGTTATTCCTGATCATACTAAACGTGCTAGAGAAAAACTTATGGAGGCAATCTATGATGCAAATGATGATGCATCCTCTGAAGAATATGATGTTCTTACAGATTATGATGAAATTAATAAAGAGCTTCAAGGCTGGCACGGGGTATCCTTACAATCACCTAAAAAGACATATGGATGGCATTCATTATCTCCACAATCATCTAAAAAATATAATGGAGCCTATACCCCCGAATATGAAGAAGATAAAGAGTTTTATGGATACGAACAAGAATGGTAATTGACAACGACTTAAAATATAGTATAATGACATATGTTTACAAAATCAACAGATCATAACGCAAATTATCTAGCATCTATAGTTAATATAGCTGAATTCAGACCCCACCCTAATGCAAATAAGCTTAAGATGGTATCTCTTTTCGGGAACAATGTTATCACAGGTATTGATGCGGAACCGGGATTATATTGCTATTTCCCATTGGAATGTGCAATCAGCAATGAATTTCTCAAGTTCCATAACTCATATCGTGAACCAGAATTGAACAAAGATAAGACCGCAAAAGGTTTCTTCGAATATCATGGTCGTGTGCGTGCATTACGTCTCCGTGGTTCAAAGAGCGAAGGGTATATTGTACCAGTATCTGCTCTTGAATTGTTCTGTGAAGTAGTACTGGATAACCCTGTCATGATTGAAGATAGTTCAACAGACTATGCAGGCATAGACTTTGATACTATCTGTGGACATCAACTATGTAAGAAATATATCGCAAAAGGACTTGAAAATAGTGGTCTTGCTTCTTCTAAGAAGACTCGCGGAAACGTGAAAAGATATGCTTCTAAATTGGTCGATAACCAGTTCCATTTCCATCCTTCAACGGAACATCTAAAAAGATGTATTTCAAAAATTAATTTTGATGATAATATCATTATTACTGAAAAATATCACGGAACTTCTTTTGTAGTATCTAATGTTTTGGTTAAAAAGAAACTATCATTAATTGATAGAATTGGTAAATTCTTTGGTGCTAATATAAATGAAACGGAATATGGTATGCTTTATAGTTCCAGAAGTGTTATTAAAAATTCAACATTAAATGATGATAAAGAGAACAACCATTATTATGATTCAGATGTGTGGAAAATTGCTTCGGAAAGATTATATCCTTCATTAAAACCGGGATATAGTTTCTATGGAGAAATCGTAGGATATACTCCAACAGGTTCGATGATCCAGAAGAATTATGATTATGGTTGCGAAGAAGGTAAATTAGAATGTATTGTTTATCGTATGACCTTCACTAATTCGGTAGGCGATGTCTTTGAATTATCACATTCTCAAGTAGTAGATTATTGTAATAAATTTAATATTAAAACTCCTCTACTGCATTATCAAGGAAAGGCAGGATTATTATATAAGCTTTTAAGGGATGATCATTGGCATGATGATTTATTACAATTATTAATGAATGATTATCTTGAAAAAGATTGTCGTTTCTGTACCAAAGTTCCACATACTCCAGCAGAAGGAATAATTGTTCGAAATGATAAACCTAATGAATGGGAAGTTTATAAATTAAAATCTTTCCGTTTTAATCTACAAGAATCGGAACAACTTGACGACGAAAATGTAATATTACTTGAATAAGTAAATACCCCAATAAGTAGATAATATGGAAGCTACTGGATCAGATTGCACATATAACTATCTTTCAACTGAGGAAAAACCTTGTTGGGGAGATGTTAAAGTAGTTGGTGATGAGGGTGACGGAGATTCTTGGACTTGGCTACATGCATGTCAAGGTCATAAGGATGTATATGATGAAATGGATTATACCTCATATAGTTATGAAGACCTATAAAATTTGAATTAATCTATAAATATATTATATGACATATAATAATAATAAATTAGAATGTATAGTTGAAGCATTATATAATAAATCTTCTCCACAAGCCATAGGATATATGTCATTTGATGCGAATGGTAATGCTAGAAAAATAACAGATGCTAATACCTATAATAATATGGACCCCAGTATTCAATCCGAATATCTACCATATACACAAGACGGTTCAGTTATAAATACAAGCGGTTCAGTTAGTAAGCTCTCTCCTAGAAATTTCACTGCACAAATAAGTAAAAATCTTCTTAATCAGATTCAACAGAAATTTCCACAATTTTTAGCTACATCTAATCAACCATCCACACCCACTGGAAGTAATACCGCAATGCCCAATCAACCTAATACGTCAAGTCAAGGTCCGAAACAACAATCTACTCCGATGCCAAAAACGACAGATATCCCTTCGTGGATGCGGGGAACATCAAGATATTAAATCATCTTCATCTGATTCACTCCAACTTCATACTGGCATTTTTATATTCAGATAAATGATATTTGAACCAAAAGACCCTATTCCTGTAGTCACTCCAATGGGGCAAGGTTATGTACTATATATAAAAGAAAATGGAATGCATGAGAATGATGTATGGACTGTTGCATTAGAAAATGAAGGACGAATCATGCATTTTCTTACTAATCAAATCAAAATTCATTACAACAACACATATAATATAAAAAAATGTAAATAATATACATGACCGAACAATTTGACGAATATGTAACTTCTATCTTAGAATCCTGTTGGAAAGGCTACAAGAAAGTAGGAATGAAAAAGAAGGGGAAAAGAACAGTACCAAATTGTGTGCCTGTCCAAGAAAGTTCAACCCCTGCATGGCAACGAAAAGAAGGGAAAAATCCCGAAGGCGGTCTTAATAAAAAAGGGGTGGAGTCATATAAAAGGGAACATCCCGGTTCTAAATTACAAACAGCAGTAACTACTGAACCCTCTAAATTGAAAAAAGGGAGTAAATCTGCAAAACGTCGAAAATCTTTTTGCTCACGTATGAAAGGCATGAAATCTAAATTAACTTCTGCTAAAACTGCAAATGATCCAGATAGCCGCATCAATAAAAGCTTAAGAAAATGGAATTGCTAATTGCTATTAGATTCTACGTATTTTTTAAGTTTTTTGTAGTAATCAGGTCTTTCTTTTAAATGTACAGCAGCTATTTTAGCTGTTTTTAGCTTATCTCCATGCGTAATATCTTTGTGTTCTTTTTCAACATCTATACCCGAATATACTTCTTTTTCACCATATTTAGAAATTAAATCGTTTACAAATTTATCAAATTTTTGTGTCATACGCCGGGGTGTCCCTGAATTAACAAACTAGTTAAATCTCTGATAGCATCAGCAATAGATTCTAATTTGCGGCGATATGTTTTAACTGCTGCTTCACTTGCCGCCATATCCAATTGATCTACTTGTTTAAGTATTTGTTTAGCAATTTTCACTTCGTCGGCTTCCGACATCTCTTCTTCAATTTCTGTAACTTGTACAGGTTGTTGCTGTTGAGTAATACTTAATGCTCCTATCGGGGTGAGCATATTTTCATATATTAATTCTAATTCAGAATGAGTGTTCATATTAATTAAATTTTTGCAAGGAATTTCTGAAGGTTTTCAAAGATATAGGCACGGATTTCATCCGAGTGCTTGGAAGGATATTTGGAAAGACTTGCATCTAATGCTTCATATGCACGGGCAATCTTGCCATCATTTCCAATGATATATTCTCTATTTTCACAGATTCCATTTACGAATGCAGTGGAAACGGAAGGATCAAATACGTTATCAACTAAGACGAGAATAGGCATTTTAACACGATTGAAACCGTCAGTGCTTTCAGAAATTTGACCTAAGCATTTAGTTGACTTACCAAACTTTACACCATCATGAATCAATGATTCAAGGATTTTACCGGATGGGGTTGATAGTACTAAAGAACGCCCAAGATAATAATCTGAGTCATGTTTATCACGTTCAAGATGAACGATTTTATCTGCTAACTTTGTCAAGTCCACATCTGGCTTGTCAGAGTGATTAAGTTCTCCACCCCCACGGTTTTCAAGAACATATTCTTTAATATAGGTATCAACGGCAGGAACCATTTCATCTTCCTCATAAATACGGCGATTTTTGTTACCGCGATTCATCATTACATACTGTCCCGTAATGAAGTACCTTTTATCAGAATCCCTATTTTCTTGTACTTTTTCGAAAACAAGATCATAATTAGGTGATTCTACTATTAATTTACGAGCGATTTGCATATAATGATTATTTATTATATAGTATTAGTTTTTCTAATATAATGTCTATTCATATGTGCAATGGCATCCATCATTTCCGGTTTTCTATATAAAAAATTGTAAGATGACTTATTATTTTTTTGCCATTCAGAAATAGTTGAATATTTTTGTGCTTCATTAATTGCATCAGAAATATTCCAAGATCGTTTAATAACAGTCATATGTTCACAACATTTATCTACTAATTTTCTATGAACCGCCACATTATATAATTTATGTTCCTGTCTTGCCCATTCTGTTCTTGAAGAATATTTTGAAGCAGATTTCATCAATTCTTCATTTTTAATTTTAATATAAGTACCACCTCTACTTCCACCCTTAGCAATATTTAATAAATTCCATCCATCATTTTTAAATTTGTCTATATAAAATATTTCTTTCTCTGATAGCATTTGATTAGGGATATTTTGTTCCAAAATTATAAATTTATAAGGTATAGATGTATTAATTTTTTTATTAACTATTCCTTCTCTTAAATGATAGTTATATCTTTTCTGTAGCGAAACTGACAGTCCAATATATATGGTTTTATCATCAAACATAAATGCATATATCACACCGATATTATGGGTGTAACAATTTATTTTAGGCACCATATGTTGACAGCAACTATCTAATAAATTTCTACGATCAGCAATTTGATAACCACTGGAATTCTTCTGCCAATCACTTCTATGTTTATATTTTAATGCATCAGAATGTAACATTTCATCAGTCCATTTTATTCTACCCATATACTAATATATCACATTTATAAGTACTTTCCATACACTGATTGTTCTTTATCTGGTAATTTAAACTCTTTATTAGCAAAATCATCCACATCATAGTCTTTCCCTGAAAGATCAGGTGGATTTGCACCACCCGGCAATCTTCCATATTCCTTGGAATCCGATGTATTTTCGGATAGGAATCTTTCGAGAGGAGCATTTGGTTCGTAGCTGTAGTCGAAACGCTTAGCAGTCAATCTCCAAACATAATGTTTACCCATGAAATCCACGGGTTTAATCTTGTCGTCTTTATCTGTGACTTCAAATACCATAGGAGATTGTCCTAATGGTCTATCACATGCAGAATCATCTATCATGAATAAATCGCCTGCAAGTGGATATGTTTCTCCTTGAGGAGAACCCCATGCACGGGAAAATTCTGAAATAGGAATATAAATGGTAATATCAGCATCTGACATAATACCAAATTTAGTCAAGAATGTAGTATATGAATTAAAGTCAATGATTGCCTTTACCTTACGCGCATAGAAATATCCTGATGTAGGGTCTTCTCCATAAAGGAAGTTATGTGTATTGAAATTATACTTTACAGGCTGATACGATACGGTTTGTCCATAGTTATTCACATATTCCTGATATTGTTGTTTATGGTTATTTTCGATAAAGTTGTTTCCGCATTTCGGAACATATAAATTATCTGTTACAGGAACGGGATTACTATTTTCCGCACTCTTATTATTCCCCGAAGGGTCAAAGGAATAACCCATTTTCGGGTTGAATGAAAAGTTAGGATTACCGTAAGACATAATATTATTTACATAAATAGTATTACTGTGAACGAATATAACTATAATTTCGAAATTACCAAAAATTTGAAGATGCTTGAGTCTGCTTTAGACGATATAGAGATTCGTCGTTATGAAGACATGAACGAAAAAATGACCGATAGAATTAAGGTTAATTTTGTTTATGGTCCAAAAACTCGTATTTTACAAGATATTAAAGGACAGCCAGATACTATCAAATTTCCTATTATAGGTATGACAATGACAGGTATGGGCCGGGACGATGCACGTAATAAAAATAAAATTCAAGACATCGTTTATCAAAATCCAAAAGGAGGATACATTAATATTCGTCCTATACCTTGGAATATTAATGTTCAATTGAATATCCTTAGCAAATATCAACAGGATATGGATCAAATTATCCAAAATATCGCTTTATTTATTAATCCATATTTAGTTTATTCACTAAAAGAACCAAAAACAGGTAAAAAATTAAATGTGGAAGTTAATTGGGATGGACAAGTTGCGATTGAATATCCAACAGTGGGTGGAGATTTACCTAATGATAAATCTTATAGATTAAGTGCAACACTTAATATGGTCATAAAAACATGGCTATTTAGAACTGAATTAGAACCAGTAAAACCTATATGCTTTATATATGATGATATAGTCATTACTGATATGCTATCATGTGATTATGATAAATTATCATCTAATACTGCTGATAATGTTACTGAATCCTATTCTATATCAGGAGTACCACAATTGCGCTATATTGATAAATATTATTTCAAAACTACTGATACTCCTACTATTACAGTAGAAGGTGGCGGATTTGAGAGAGTTACTAGTTTATTTGTAAGCGGAAGCGACTCGTCGATGTATCCAATGTCTGCATATAATGCCCCTGATGGATCAGTTTTCAATGGTTATCCCATTTCTGAATATTCAATATTCTCACCACAGAAGTTATCATTTGATTTACCTGCTGCAAAGGTTATAGGATTTACAGATATCATTGCAGTAACAGATTGCGGATGGAGCAGACTTACCAAAGATGCGAATAGATGTAGCCGCTCAGAAAATCCTTACCCAATAAATCTGCCCGAACACTATAATTGGTGCGTAGAACAATTTCCATATTTAAATGGATTAATCATAACCAGTGATCTAAACGCCCCAACTCTTATAAGCGATACAGAAGATATTATCTATTATGAGCCTGAAGGCATAAATCGAGAAGCTATTCTTGAACAGATTAGAGAGTTAATGCAGTTGGGAGAAATCACGGTAACTGATTTACAATAAATAAAACTATGAGTTGTTCTCAGCAAATAGTAACCAAAAAGATTTCCCATACCCATACGGTTAAAGATATTACAGATTTTAACCAAGTAGTGGGTAATTTATTGGTTAATTATCTGCCGCTGACTGGTGGAACCCTCACAGGCGATTTAAGCGCCACTAATATATTTTTAAATGATGAAAGTCTTACAGATGCTAAAATTATTAATTATGATAGTAATTATAATACAGTAAGTTCTCTATCTGCTGGATGGGGAGGCGGTAATAACGACACGACCACTATTGTTCAAACTCATTCAGCATCATGGATGAATAGTATCTTTATTTCTTCTGCTGTTGTATCAGGATGGTATCAAGTTCCTCTTACAGTAGAACAGGCAGGATTAATTATAACCGACCAATCCACCCCATATTGGAGTAGTATAAATTTCCGTTTACCTCCATTATCTGCATGTCTAGGACAAGGAGTTTTTAAATTTCTTTCGACTAGACCCGAATCAACTACTAGATTCTCTGTATATCCTAATATCGCAGATGATACAGGTACATGGTGTTTTCGTATAGGACGACAAATGGCACAATATTCTTGTTATGCAAGTGATGTTGGTAATTATTTAGAATTAATGGTGTTACCCGTGAATGAAGTGCAAATGTGGGTATATGCATGGAATGGTATTTTTAATTTAGGTGATACTGTCATGGGGCGAACAAGTAGTGCATTGGGCAATTTTGTATATCATATATCAGACTATTTCACTCTTCTTAGTAATGTATCAGGCACATTTATTAATGGAGAATATATTGATGTGGTTGATCCCGAATCATTAACCAAAACCGATCAAGGAATAGCTACGGTTAACTGGAATATACCCGTTCCTTATAAATGGGTTGCCCTTAATTATGTAGGAAATTGGGAAGACCGAGATTAAATATTAAATAATTAGATAATGACACCTGAACAACAAAATCTTCAAGCAGAATTAAATCGAAAATTTGGAACATCTATATCAACAGATGTTCAAAGTAATTTTAATTTAATTAGTGCCACAATAGATAATATTCAAAACGGGTATCTTCCTTTATCAGGTGGAACTATGTCTGAGAGTGCCGCCATATCATTTCAAAATGGATCAAGATTGGTTCAAGGAACTACTGATCAATTTACTGGCGGAAATAAAGGTATTTCCTTGCGCTGTTCACTTGACTATGAATTAAATTATCAAGCAGGTCGGTTAACTAATTATGAACAAGACGGATCAACCGTTCGAACACTTCCGCTAGGTTCTCCTTTATCATTTTTATCAGGTTCTAATATTTTAGATAGCAGTAATATTAATAGCATTGATCCCAATGCGCGTATATTACATAATGCTAATGGAGATGTTATGCTTGATTGGAACGGGGCAACCCTAACTGGAGTAGGAATAGATTCATCTGTTCTCACAGAAGTATATACAAATTCTGCTAATTGGAACGATGCATTTTCTTCATGGAATAGTGCTTCTGCCACGCTTGTAACAAAGGAATTTACCGATTCAACATATCTTCCTTTAAGTGGTGGCAAATTGACTGGCAGTATAGGAATTAATAACGACCCTTTATATTTTAATATAGATTCTGCGAATATAGGAAATTCCTATGGAGATTTTGGCATAGGGGCAGGCAATAATATTACAATTAATCCTAATACAAATTTAATATTAACAGAAAATATTGGTAATGTTGGTATTGGCACAATAACTCCTACCACAAAATTAGATGTTAATGGGGTTATTACTGTTACAGGTGGCGACAGTAATAAATGGAATAATGTATATAGTTCTTTTAATACACAATCTGCCAATAATGCATCAGTTTACACAACTGTTAATAGTAATTCCGCATCAAATTGGAATTATCAAGGAACGGATATCAAATCTCTTACAGGTAATTGGCAAAATACTTTTACTAATTTTAGCACTCAATCGGCTAATAATTTATCAGTATATTCCACTACTAATAGTAATAGTGCAAATAATGTTTCTGTATATACCACAGTTAATACTAATTCTGCAACATGGGCCTCGGGGACTGGTGGATCAGGAGGGGGAAAAATATATTATTTCAATCAAGCCATATTAGCACAATCACCCACAACCAATCTTCCCTTAACTGCAAAGCAATTAGGAAGTTTAGGATTAAGTGCTCAAACAATATATACAAGTGGAGTTGTTTCACAACTCAATTATACATTGATTGCCGGTTTTGTAACAGATGCGTTAGACCCGAACACTACTACTATACCCGGTGGTATTTGGGATTTTAATGTATGGGGATATTCCAATGCCAATACTAATAATCCAACCGTATTACAGGTAATAGTTTATACTTATGATGGAATAAATGCGCCTGTTTTACTTTCCACATCCAATGATGCAGTATTAACTAATAATGGAATATTTATTCAGCAGTCAATGTCGTGTTTAGTTCCACAGAAAACTGTATCATTATCTGATAGAATATATGTAGAAATTGGAGCAAAAGCAACTGCCAATAATAAAACTGTAACATTGGCATTTGGGGATTCCACTCCATCACATTTACACTCTACTATACCTTTTGTCGGAGGAACAGGGTTAGTAAAAGTTGTTGACGGGGTTACACAAACACCTGCTTCTCTTTTAGTTGACGTAGATGTTGCCTCTGCTGCAAATATAAATCAATCAAAGATTAGTGGTTTAACCACTGTTGTAGATAATGTAAATTCATCATACACCACTCTAAATACACAGAGTGCAAATAATCTAAGTAATTTTACTACAGTAAATTCTAATAGTGCTAACTGGAATTCAGTTTATTCTAATACCAATTCTAATAGTGCGAATAATATGTCGGTTTATTCCACTGTTAATACTAATTCAGCCGTTCAATGGAATTATCAGGGAACTGATGTTAAATCATTGACAGCTAGTTGGCAAAACACCTACACATCATTTTCCACTCAAAGTGCAAATAATAATTCAGTATATACCTCAACTAATACACAATCTGCTAACAATTCAAGTGTTTATTCTAATGTTAATACATTAAGTGCTAATTGGAATAATGTATATACTACTGTTCGATCTAACAGTGCAACTACATGGCAAGGAGTATCAATGGGAAAAATATTGGCTATGGTCAATACAGCAATGACATATTAAGAGATAAATAGTAATATACTATGGCTGCAAATACCAATCCAATTTATACATTATCTCCAGATATTCAATGGGGAACAACAGCAATCACAACAGCAAACACTGCAAAGGATGGAACAGGAACAGTGTTAACAGCATTCACAGCAGATGCAACAAATGGGGGATATGTTCAGAAAATTCGTTTCCGTGCAGCAGGAACTAATGTTGCAACAGTTGCGCGTGTTTTTATCAATAATGGTGGCACCAATGCAACAGCCGCAAATAATATTTTATATGAAGACATAACATTACCCGCAACCACTAATTCAGAAGTTGCTCAATTAACTAACCAAGAGATTATATTAAATTTTGCTTTACCACCGGGTTATAAATTAAATGTAACTATAGGGACAACAGTAGCAGCAGGATACTATGTAACTATAATTGGCGGAAAATACTAATGACTCATTTGTTCCATACACCTTTTACGACTTTCCCTATCAATGATTTTGATAGTGGAGCAAATACACCTGCATGTTTATTAACAGGTTTGCCTTACACCAGAGGTAGCACAACCACCAACACTCCTCATTTCTATTTTAAACCTAGAAATGTTGCAGCACCTACTTCATGGCATGCATCTGGTACTATTTTTGGATCAGTTACACCTACATCTTTTGCAGGCAACATAGTTGATTATAAAAACACCACCGGTACTTCAATTTATAGTTTAGATACTACAGGCAAGGCAGCTATTCGTACAGTTTATGGATATGGTGATAATGGCGGGGATCAACTAGGAGACGGCATATTACTAGTACACCCCAGCGTCACCACCGGCAATGGTGGCGGTGTGCAGATATGGGATTCATGGGTGTTGCATTGGCGGGGGGTATCTAGTACCGGGTTGTCTGGATATATTGCAAATACATTAGAAATTAGGGGACAAACTACCACCAATGCTCAAACAGTGCGAATATATAATACATGGACATCAAGTACCAACTACGAGACTGGCGTGTTAGCATGGACATCCAACATATTTCAAGTGGGTACACAGGCAGGAAGCGGAGGAGGAAACTATAGAGATTTACAATTAATAACTAACAATACTTCTCGTGTATCAATCGACGGAACCACGGGGAATACCACATTTAATTATCCCGTAATATATAGTTCCACAGCCAGATTAAAAGGCTATACTGTAGAAACCTTACCTACAGGTACTCGAGGTGATACCGCCTTTGTTACCGATGCTCTAGCTCCTTCTTATTTGGTAGCGGTGGTGGGTGGGGGAGCAATAATCACTCCAGTATTTTATAATGGGACTAATTGGGTTTGTAATTAATTATTTAATACAATAAATATTATTATGATACTATTCACTCCTCCAAGACTGACACCCGCACAAGAAGCATTGGAAACTATGCAACAATTAAATACTTCTATTGTAACAGAGTTAGTTCAAAAAGCGACAACCGCCTTTGAATTATTTTGGAAAAATGATCGAGTAACACCTCAAGAAATAGCAAAAGAGTTGGGAACAAATGGTCAACTAGCATTTAATCGTTTTACTCTATTGTTACAAGCTATAACTATGCTGGACCCTACTGCAATATCTTCAGAAGATTTTACACCTACTATAAATTATAGCATTGATGATACAGGCACAATAAATATTGAATAATATCATGGATAATCTTCCTAATACATCGACGCCTATATCAAAAAATCAATTACTTGCGCATTGGAGCCATTTAGTAAATATTTTAAATAAAAGTCCATTAACTATAACATTACAGGACGCAGATATTTTGAAAGAGACTCTGGAAATGGTTGCTAACATAATTAAAAAATACGAAGAATAATCATATGTTTATCGTGTATTTATAAATAAATTATACATGGAAACATTATTAATTTTACAAGCAGCAATAGAGATTTTAGTGGGGCTTGTCACTTTAATAGGTGTTCTATGGGGTGGCTGGAAACTAATAATTACACCTATACGGAAAATACTAGATTTTACAAAAAATCATGTGGACGAGCAAGCAGCGATATGTAAAACCTTAAACGAAGAAGTTTTACCTATTATAAATTCATTAAAAAATGAATTCTCTAAAAATGGAGGAAAATCTATAAAAGATCAAATTAATAGAATTAATGATGCAGTGTCTTTAGCAGAGTTACGCTCCAAAATGATTGCTAATAATTTAATCACCACAGGTGCATACGAATGTGCTCCAAATGGAGAATGTACATGGGTTAATAAAGCATTATGTGATATGTTCGGTCTTACCTTTGAAGACTGTCTAGGTAGTGGATGGTTATCAGGTGTGTTAGGCGATGATCGTGCATATGTATGGAAACAATGGAACGAGAGCATTGCGCTTGATATTCCATATGAAGCGGAATACACTGTTATGAACCATAATACTAAAAAAAGATTCAGAGTTAGAACAACCGCTGTTGCCCATAAATCAATTGACGGGAAGGTTTTAGGATTCTATGGTACAATCGTCCGGTTGGTAGAGATTTAATGATTTACTAAAATCTGTAATATATATGGCATCATCATGAAATTGATTAATATCTGGCATAACCATTATTCCGGCATCATCCTCTTCACACATTAATAATTCTAAGAAATTCATATTTTATTTTCTATTTTTTAATCTACGTAATCTTTTCAATCTTTTGAGCCGAGCACGTTGTATATCCTTACATTCTTCATAGGCACTTGTTCCCGGTCTAGGATTTCGTAAACATTTTGTATAATCAAATGACCCATCCTTATGTCCCCAATAAATTCTTTTGTACCCCGGCGAGTATGGATTTTCCCGACATGCCATGAAACGGTACCTTGCTTTATCACTTAATTGGCGAAGAGATGGGCCTTGACATCGTTTAGCCTCTGTTAATATCTCTTGAATAAATTTATCAAACTCTGGAGTCATATGTGTATTTATAATTTTATTATTAAAAATAATAATTTACTACGTCCAATAAAAAAGGAAGGAGGGGTCAATGAATATAAAAACTGGCGGGCGCGGTATAATACGATTCGTTTCTTAATTCTTTCATAAGAGTTTCAATGCGACCAGTACCATCCTGAACTAGGGTTGCGCCATCCAAAGTTGCACCACCATAAAGGGTAACAGCACCATATTTGGAACGAATATTTCCAATAACTTGTTTTGCTCTTGCAAGGGTATATTCTCTAACGAAATAGGTAGAAAGTAACTCTTGAACAGGCGCTTCAACATATACACCAATAAGATAACATTGGTTATTGTAAGCACCAATGACACTAGAACTGCAACAAGTACCACCATTTTGTTGACTTAGTGGAGGTTCGGGAGTCATTTTCAAATATTGAGTTCTTTCATCCCATTGATAAGAAATATAACGAAGCATTTTCTTGCTCTGTTCTACGAAAGAACGAGCTAAATGATATGTGACAAGATCATATCCACCACCAGCGGTTATTCTTGATCCTTGTAGATTGTATCCGAAGGTAGAAGCTAGAAGCGCATAATCAAAATTGAAAAGTAAATCAGAACCATAACCACCATAACTTCCGGTGTTGTTGGCATTATCTAAACTGAAAACACCATAAATCTTACGTTTACGATTAAGGCCGTAATCATAATTATAGCTGTAATATGACGAAACTTCACCAACTTCGGTAGATTGGGTTTTCTTATAAAAAGAAATATCAACTGGAATTTTATCAGGAGTATGACGGATACAGTCGGAATTAGCACTAATGTAATAATTCAAAGTGAATCCATTATTATTCCATCCGCAATGAGTATCATATAAGGCATTTGTATCTGGTTTGAAATCTTTTAAGAATTGAACACTTTCAAGGTACATCTTACCATTAGTACTAAGGGCCGAATTACATAGAGTGAAATTACTATAAATTCCGTTATTAGAGTTCAAAGGAATAGAATCACCGCCCGCACAGATAGGCACATTATTAAGCTTAACATGGGTAGCTTTACTGATGTCAGTAGCAGATAAATCCCAAATAACACCATCGCTACCACTGATAACATTTCTGAACAGTAAGAAATCTACTGCGGAAGTTGACCAATTAATTGATGAAATAGCTGCACAGTTACAGTTACAATCGCTACAGAACAAATCGAAATACGCAGATATGGTAGGAAAATCAACAGAACTCGTTTGAACTGTTACAGCGGAAATAGTCTCAGTTGCAAGCACATAATCATATGCAGGTGAAATATTGTATTGGGAAGATAGTGCCGAACATGCATTTATGAGACGAGTATTACATTTAGGGAAAATGTAACCACTACCCCCACCAATTTCTAAACATGCTTCTAAAGGAGGACCAAATGGAATGTTTGATGGATAGAATGATGCAACATCATAATAAGATGTAGGGATAATTGATAATAGATTCCCCATTGCTGATAACGGGATAGAGTCTAAGGAATAACCGGGAATCGCAGAAACGGCTGATGCCAACGGTGATAGAGTTGCATCATTAACAAAATCAAAAGTCAATGCCGATAATGACGGATTTCCACTAAGTTGAAACCACTGAGAATTGATTGGATTAAGCTGAACACAATCTAAGTTACAAACTGTGTTAGCATTCCATGGATTCTTAGGATCGAAATACAAGTACATGTATTGACCACTTACACCACTATAAGCAATGCTATAAGGATTTGTATTATCTACAAATGATGGATAAGAAAATGGAGTAACAGATAGAAAGGCAGATTTAGTATCAATTAAATCATAAGTTGTAACCAATGAAGTAACCGCAGAAACAACTGTTGTGACGTTACAATATTGACTATTACATCCTACAGAGATTAGATCATCTAACTTGACACCACATCCTTGCTTATACATGTTTGCACAGAAAATGAGATACTCTTCCTTGGAACCGCCGCCCCAAGTTGTATAATTTTCAATTGCCTCATCAATAATAACCGCCCATTGGGCATCGGTTAATTCATCATTTTGAATAGGAAATCCAAGCAAGGACTTACATCTATATACTAAGTCCGCATAATTATTAATTATCGGACTTAGGAAAGTACTACCAAAACCATCTGGAACTATATTATTCATTACTACTATTTATTCATAATTTACTTAGGTGGTGGTGGCGGCGGGGCCGCTGTTTTTTCTCCGCCTGTATCTGCTTGTGGCGAGGATTCTCCACCTTGGGATACATCACCTTCAGGGGGTGCTCCGAATGCTGGTAAACTAGTGTCTCCGCCACCACCACCAGTTGGAAGACCGCCTCCGCCACCACCGGATGGTAAACCACCTCCACCATCTAATCCACCCATATCGTCTCCACCTGCAAGAGTGTCTTCCATTTCCTGTAGTGCTTTTTCTCTGAAATCGGGACCATTTGCTTCGATCTGTGCTAATTCCCATCTAAATGCTGCATCTTTTTGCATCAATGATCTATTAGCTAATATCTCTTCATCGCTCATACCAAACCACATCTTCTGTGCAAAGGTAGCACTGATGAAATCTTGTGATGCAATATTGGTGTAGTTGTCTAATTTTTGTTGGAAAATTTGTTGCTCTCTAATTTGGAAGAACTGTGTAGGTTCATTCATTTTAACATCAATATCCTCTTCCTGAATATCGTATTGTTCCCACCAACTTACACCTTCATCTTCGATTTCTTTAATTTTTCCATCTATGAATTCTAAAGTTTTTGCTGATGTTTCTGACTCAGTGATTAAACGAGCTTTGCTATCTTCAATTTTATTAACTAACAAATTATCAGATTCAGTGATTAACTGTGTATCCAACTCAAACAACTCTTCATTAATTAATAATGATCGAGCATATAATTTTTCGCGGTCTTCCTCTAACGATTTCTTAGTAGCCTGTATTTTATCTGTTATAGTTTCCGATAAAATATCATAATAATCCCAACATTTATTATTGAAATTATCTTTGAAAATATTTGTAACTTTCAATGTTTCTTTAGCATTGGGATCGTTCTTATTAGGAACTTTAATATCATTTACTTTATATTTCTTCGCCTGTTCCAGAAGTTGTCTACCTCTAAGTTTTAAATGAACTATGAAAGTTTTCTTAATAGCACTTGCCCATAGTTTCTGAATAGTTATGATGAATTCTGCAAAACGCAATTCTTCTCTAGTGATGTTTTCCCCATCACTGAATGCTGTTTCAGAATTTAAACGACCAAGAGGTACATGTAATGCAGTATATAAACATTGAACGAAATAGTTCAATGTGTCAAGATTATCGGCGGATTGTTTGCCACCACCAACGCTTTCTACTGTGGAGCCTGAACCATCACGTCCTTTAGGGAACCAATAATTTTCTAACATCCCCTGTGGGTCATAAACGTTTTCTATTCTACCATCCTGTCCAACTGTTTTCTTTGACCAGAAACTTGCCATCATTCGTTTCATATATTTCTCTGCTTGTGCGGCAGGAAGATTCCCTGTATCAATATTAAACACCAATCTTTCAGGAGCGCGAACTAACATATAGATAACAGTTGCATCTTCGATAAGACTCAACTGTCTATATGGTCCTTGTGCATGTGCAAGAATAGGAATACGGAATTTTTTACCAGTAGTTTCCCACTGATCATTACTAATGTAGGTTATCTGTTTGTCATTTAAAAACATCGGTTGATGTTGTCTGCCAGAACTAATTGAGCTTTGTGCAGTAAATTTACCCCATTGATACGGATAGTCATCATGTTCTTTAGTTCTCATGATGAAACAATCAATAAGTTCATTATCAAGATCGTAATAAAGAGGATCAATACGTTCTGCGGCAATTCGTGTTGTACCTATAATACCTAATTCAGTCTGTTTAGCCGACACAATATTTTCAAAGAAAAGTTCACCTTCTGTAATCCAGTCGCGAGCATATTGCCACCCCTTTTCTTCGAATTTATAAATATTCAGAAATTTCTGGAATTCTTTCTCAATTAAGGAACGAACCTCATCATTGTAATCTCCACGGAGACGGCATTTAAATGTTTCCCCTTTATCATCCCTTTCAAACATTTCGTTACATATTTCTCTCACCGCATTTTCTACTTTTGGGTATTGGGACATGCTTCTGAAATCAATTATACGACGCTTTTTGTTTTCGGAACTAATTCCGCTCATCAATTGATGATAGAACAGATTAGGAACACGCCCGCCATTAGTGGTATATTCCATCTGATTATCAAACTGATTAGTAATGGATAGTCGTTGAACCTGTTTATCTTTTGTTACACCGGGACCATTAAAAATGTTATATTTATCATTAATTTTTTGAATCTCATTATCCCCAAATAGTGATTTTACATAGGGTAAGCTGGATATTGTTCTGTCAACAGTGTTCATGATAGATATTTATGAAAATAATATATTCAATCAATTTATAATTATTTAAAAATAATTTTATTAAGAATAGTATTGACAGGTTTTAGACTATCTATATTGGCGAGAATGTAATGTTCGATATTTGCCTGCGTGTCTACATCATCAAATCCTTCAATAATTAAATTGAATTTATTTGATTTGTGGCCGGGAGGTCTATTCATATGGAAAAATTTAATATTCTCCATACAAGTGTTTTTATCTGTAGGCATATGGAAAATTAAATCATTCCAATTGCTGTAATGTTTGTTGTTAGCTAATGATAATATCTCATAGTTGTTTAAACAACTATGATGAATGCGTAAATCATCGAATCGCCCTAAAAGATATTCATTCTCAATAGATCGTTCTAATTTATTCGCTCCTAGTTTTCCACTAGTACCTCCTATAATAAAAGGAGAAACCTTTGTTCCAAAATTAACCATTTTTATATTTGATGTGCCTCTGCTACCATTAAATGTTTTTGATAACCGTTTAATTCCATTAATATATAAACTAATACTGGTGGCATTGTCTTCTATTTTATGAACTAAGGAGAAATGTACCCAACCACGTAGATTTTTAACGGGATAGAACATCTGTAATAACTCTTTATTATCCCCACATTTAAGATTCATCTTGACAGAAAAGGCCGGATTTGCGGTTGATATATTACCGTTGTCCGCTTTTTCAAATTTACGTCTGATATCAAAATCGGTAAAATCTCCTCTAGTAGTTAAGAAAAACGGATTACATTTATTCAGATTTACTACATCATTTAGATTTAATCTTTTTATGATTTCCCCATTTGAATTCATTTGAAGTATACTTCTATTATTATTGAACACTATCCATAAAATATCCTGTTCAGTTGAACCGATGACATCTTTCACAAAGTTCATCTCAAAGGATGTCTCCTTATATGTTAGAGGTAACTCTATATTAAATAATAGTTTCTTATCAGGCGAAAGCTTCATTATTCTGCTTCTATCAAACAATATCCACATATTATTTGATAAATCAAATTTAATAGCATTGATTTCTTTTCCAACATGGAAATATGTCTTATCGTTTTTATAGATATTACTGCCGATAGTCTTGTAAATGTTATTATTGTTATCACAGTGCATACTATCTGCAATAGACGTTTTAAGCGTGTTGTTACCATCAATTTCAAAATTATTGAAATTTGGAGATATGAAATTTGTAGAAACAAGCGAACCCGTCTGATCAAATGTTGTGATAGTGTGGTTTTTACTATCCAACATAACCAATTGATTCAATTTGTTTATCTTTATGGATTTAATAACTGCATTAGATGGTAAGGTGATAACCTCTTTAAGCAAGTCGTCAGATTCTAGTTTGATGAGCTTGCGGTTAGCACTGTCAAATATCCATCGTGCGCCGAAGAAATCTGTGGTAATAAGGGATATATATGGTGCAACTAATCCCGCACTCTTAACAAGATTCTTTTCAAATATCTTATAACCTTTCGGATTAAATCCATAAACTATACCAACATTGGTTGGGAATGTTAGTAAACTGGTAGTACCTCCGGTGTTATAGTTGACACTGTAGCCTTCGAAATTGGAAAAATTCCCAAAAATTTGGCTATCAGGCCCATACATCCAATCATCCTTATATGCCCAAAACGAGGTAGTAAAATCATATTCCTTTAATAAATTATCTACAGGTGGTATGTGGGCATGGATACGACCATCTAATATAAGCTCAGATGTATGATGAGGATATAATCCTTCCACAAACCCATGTATTCCATTGAGTTCATCTTTAAAAGTTTGCCCCCATGCCGATATACAACATTTCTGAGTTGATGCGAAATAATCAATAAACTCTAAATTTCTTTTTGGTCCCAATCTATTAATAGTGATGGTATCCCCGTCTTTTATAGACATAGAGGATGGAATATCTACTACCGGACTAAAGGGTGAATAGTTGACTCTGCTGACAAGAGCATTTCCTTGGGTTATATTATTAGCATCGTACCATCGCTCCATCCACTGTTTAGGAAAGCCCTGTAATACAGAACTTCCCGATAACCATAGGCACAGGGGCGTGCCGTTAAAATTAGCTATATTTGGCGACTTCACAGAGTTAAGGCGGTCTAGATATATAATATCTGAATCAAGCGGCTGAGAGCCTCCTATGGCACCAGATTCTACCAATCCCAATGCACTAATCGCTATGTTTATTCCCTTACCAACTATATTAAAGACTGCCTCATTATCAGGTTCAATATTCTTAGGAACGTAACTGGTTTTATATTCTGCAAACAAATCATTACTATCTGCCCCACATGTTTTACTAAAACTTAAAGATTTATAATCACGGAAATTAGAAAACCATCCTTTCTCCTCATTGATATTCATTGAGTTTTTCATAGGTACTATATTAAATACCAACTCAGAAGACAGCGGGCAAGTGACTAAATAATTACCTCGCACATTATATGATGATCGAAGATTCACATTAAAATCGTCCAAATCATTTAATTCTCTAAAGAAATAGGTATTTAATTTTTGGGGTTGTCTGTTATAATTGTCATAAAACAGTGACGACAATGCTATAGTGTCGGTTAGAAACGATATACTGTTATTGGTTATCTCGATATCCTTTACCTTACGTAAACAGTTATAAGATGATAGTGTCCCCCCTAAAAAATTATCCGCTGACACAGGTAACGTGATATTTCTGCCGTTATGTATATAAGATATAACTAACGGAGAGATACTAGCAGAAAGGGGTTCTATGTTTATCGCGGATAAGATCACATATTTATTTATCCACTATTTTAAACGGCGTGATGTTTTGATCATATGAGGAATAAAATTGTATTTCATTATCAACTCTTTGAATTTTCTTAATAACACTAGAATCGTCCAATGCAACGCTATATTTGGAATAATTTATTAATTTGGGGGTAGTTACGAGATTAAATGTCAACAGATTCAACACTTTAAATTCGTCCGTGATAGTGGTAATAAGTATATCGGCTACATCATCTGTTATCGACAAACAAGGAGGGTGCGCAGTAGTCAGTGTACCTAATGACGAATCTAACCATGTAGGAAGTTCATTCTCTACAGGATATTGCATGGCAATATCATGATTATTAATATTATATTTGTAAATCTTTGGTACAAATGAAGTTTCTAATGAGGATATGGTGAATAATGTTACTGTTTTATTGTTCTGATCAAAATAAGTGTCAACAATTTGATTTCCGGTAAACTGTACAATGTCAGAATTTATTAATCCAAGATTTAACACGATAGATTTGTTAGATTGTAACGGGTATTCCGAATAGTCATAATTGATCTTGTCAAATAACACATGCCCATAATATGAATTATTAATGCCACTATCTTTACACTTAACACCCACCATCAAGGTATCATAAAATACCTTTAAAAGGGTTATCCCATAATTAAGACTGGTACTAGATAATGCGGAATATAAATTGTACATATTAGCTTACTTATCCTATCAATATTATGAAACCATCCTCAGTAGTTATACCATAACCATCCTCAGTTGAAATGATTCCCTCTATAGCGCCATCGAAGGTTATAGCTTTATATTTGTCGAAAATTGCAGAAAGATATTTTGTCCCATCATATAATATTCCGTCTGGTGATTTCACAGATAGACTGCCTATAGATGTCAATGAGTTAGATTTTTTTGAAACCAAATAATACTGATTACCGAAAATATCAGTTTGCCAATCTAATAGATCGTTCGATATATCGGTTAAATCGTTTGCTCCTATGGTATAAGGATGATACGTTTGTTTTCCATTTACTAATGGAACACCTATATTATTTTTGTATTTTCTAGAATCAATCTGTTCGGGTTCTAATGGATGATCGAATCTGTTTAAACGTATAGCACTTATACCGTTCACTGCCACCTGTTCAGGATGTAGTGCATTGGCTAATTCATATTTTCCTAATCCTAATCTTTGTGGCACCATGAGTCCCAACTGTCGATTAGTTAATAAGTTATCATCTATTTGTTTATAAAGGAAATTGGCCGTTTTATCATTCAATAAATTATTCCATGGTTTTGCAGCTTTTGTTAATAATCCAGAAAGTGGTTGATGATGAATTGACCCCGCAGTTAAATCCGTAACATCAAATTTTAAATTGAATTGATTTCTTGCGAAATAGTTGATAAACACTGGTATACCAGATAGTTCAGTGTTGAGTATAATATCAGCAGGAATGCCCGTGGCAGTTACTCCCGTTTTAGAAGTTTCACAGAAATCACCGCAACCACAAATACTAAATTCTTGACACTCTGAATAGCATTGCGGGGTGTATGAGTTACAGAATTTATCCGCACGTTCATGTAGATAGTTCAACACATCAGAGTACACACAATCATCTATACTGATTTTATTCCAACGCATCTCAGAATTAGATACTTGTAAAGTTATTGGTTGTTTCCATATGAAACATTGATTACATTCGCTTAATTCGTAACGTATAACGTTTTGTTCGGTTAATACTATGTTGCTTGGTAGCGGCTGTGACAATTGTAGATATTCGCTAACATTACGATTATCATCAGTGGTTTTCTGAACAGGTTTTTCTTTATCACCATATTCTGCCTTTGCCCAATATGCACTATTATTTAAAAGAGGTATCTTAATTAAGAAATTTACAGCAGGAGAAGAGAATATGATTTTCTCATATGTGATATTGGTGTCATCCTTGAATACGGTGATATAATCCCCACTTATAGGGGTAACATCTGCACCGTTATAAAGTAGTTTTTGCTTAGCGATCACATAGGAATTTCTATGAACGTATGTGAAGAATGATCCAGAATCTAGCACCATATCACTCAAAATACCAGTATCTATCCATTCCCCTTTACTATTCTTGACAGCTTTATACCAAGAAGGAACACTATTAATGATATCACATGTGTCGGTTTTTATGGTAGAAGTGGAATAGCCTTGATTTATTATAAATGGCGGCAATGAGTAGTTACAGCTATCCAGATTTGTTCTGTAATAGATATAACTTTTACCTGTTTCTAATATAAATGGTATATTAGAAGGTCGAACCCATCGACCTTTATTCCATCCAATATCTTTTTCCATTAGATGATCGGGGCGGAATCTGATAAGATCAGTAGATTCGGTATATGCCTTACCGTCATTACCTCTCCAATCCACTAAATTAAATGCTTTATCTGGCTGAGTATCAGGAACAATGAAATCGGGCGTTACTTTTCTAATACGTAGATGTTCTCCTTGATGTCCTAACGGAGAATAGTTAACTGATTTACAGCTACATTTTTTCCAACGTTCATATCGTTCAGTATCATCTACCGATAAAAAGTTGACATCGAGAATAGAACTGTCATGATTTAACTGTGTATATTCACATGACGGATCATGTATAAATCCTGTGAATCCTTTAACATTGTTGATGTCAATATCACCACCTGACCAAACAAATCGAACATATTCGCCTTGATCTGTTCTGAATGCTATTCCCGGTTGGGTTGTTCCGCTGATATAGTTCCATTGGGTATAGTATTGAGTTAATTGATTTTCACCACAGGTATAATTGTTTAAATAGATATTTTGTGAGAATCTCAACGGAACACCTTTTAGCCATGCCGCTTCTATTTCAGGTCCACATGGAGCCTTCAATTTAATAAGCATATCACCTGTTAAAACATCATCTCCTGCAATCGCCCCTGAGAACGACTCATTTACAGGAATAGCCGAAAGAGGAATATCATCACCGCTTTCATACTCATAATACAAATCATCCAAGTTATCGAACGAAGTTAGCGGATAATATATATTAGTATCACCTACGTTAACAGGTATTTGTGTCTGATTGAATTTGTATAACCATGCGATATTAATATCACCTGTAAAAACTCCATTAGGATTTTGGTCATTATTTGTAAGCTCTCCAATCGGGCGTCGAATATATAGTTTGTCAGCCGTTTTGAATTTATTAGACGCATATGCACCACATTGTTCCAAAGATAATGTTTGAATATTAGTTGGTTGGACAGCGGAATTCGTTACTGTAGAACTCCAGTATAATTTTTCTATTTCTTTTTGGTTATTCTGATAGCTAATTTCATTAGGGAAGAATCGTTTATCCTCTTCGTAATTATCAATTATTAATCTACCTGTCCACACGCCGCCTTCGGCACTTAGTCCGATACCGGGGTAAGGAAACTTAAATTCTCTTTTATTTGAAATAGTTGCCACCATTTCAGTGTCGTAGGTGTACTTAGCCGCAGACATCAACCATGCAGCCTCTGTCTTTAGATTGCCGTAGTTTACAAACACTATATCAGCGGCAGAGAAATGACTTGCTCCTGTGGCCCCTGACCAATCTAACGCAGATAATGCGATATCATTATACCGCCCTTCGGGAATTTCATCAGCATTTTCCCCACTGAACCAGTAGAAGAAGTTGTTACCGTTTTGTAAAGCTAGTGACACTTCTGCGCTATTAAACACTGAACCGCCACCCGACATGTAATATAAATCAGTTCCTAAATATTTTTCCCAACTCTGACGAATAAGATCATTGCTATCAGGATTGTCAGTATCACATAAAAAAATAGATTCTAATGGAGCATTATTGTTATCTGTAGTGATATCATTGAATTGGGTACAAATGTTGGAGACGTAACCATCTAACACACATAATAGAGGGTTTATGTCTAATACATTCTCTTTGGAATAATTAGTTGTATCATATAATTCTTCTATTTGAATTTTAAAGAATGGTGACACCGCAGATAAATCCACATTATCAGTAGAATACAATCCTCCGGCAGAGAAAGGTTTTTTAGTGAATAAATTTAACAGGTTTTTATATAGAAAACGTTCAACCCCTACTTCCGAACCAACGGATGCATAGTGTAATTTACTCTGTTTGATATTATCTCTATGATTAATATAATACACTGCAATCTCTTTAAGTTTCTTGGCATAGAACGGTATAGCAATCTTTAATTCTGTGTTAGATGATAAATCTATCTTGGCATACCTTTGGAAATCCTTATCATATTTGAAAATAGTGGTTAATTTTTCAATCAGTGAAAGATAGTCTTTTTTGATACTAGCCGCCTTAGCAACTGTCTGATCTTCCTTTTTTGTATAAAAGGTTAACAAATATTGTTCGTATTGTTTCTGCGCATCATTAGGGATTACTGCAATGTGCTGCGCCAACCAATCTTTATAATTTAAAGGAGTGGGTGTGTTAAATATATCTCTGGAAGAGATTTGTTGCGGCTGAGCAATCTTTCTGAGAACAATAGAAGGCATAACGATTATTTATTATGTATACACCGTATGTTAAACAACTGTTATTCTAGATATCATAGAAGGAGTATATAAGAAGGGAAATTGGAATTTTTCCAATGTTATGTTGGTGCTGAATGATGTAGTAAATGATGGATACGCAGGGTTCCACATTAATAATTGTAGCCCCTCTACAATAGTATTAGCATCGTTTATGCGTGTTGCAATATGTGCTACACCTTCAATTGCCAATATATCTGTAACCAACTGATTCACGTTTATATGTTGTCCAAGATTATTATTAACTCTATTAAAGAACGATATAATAAGGTCATTAACTTCGGATGCGATAGTAGAATCACTCTTACGAGTAACTAGGTCTTTATAAACTAATATCTGTGTGTTGTTGATATCTGTAACTTGTGGTTGTCCTGTTGCAGATGCGGCAATATCAACTGCCATATATACCGGATCAGCTATAATTACCTCGGCGGTTAAGACTTTTTGCTCATCAATAGTATTGATAATTAATGATTTCTGTTCAGAAATCATATATGATTTTACATTGTTTCGTGTCTTAGGGACACAGAAACAATATATATTGTTGAAGTTACAAGCGTCTGCAAAATTCACTTGATTGTATAATGATCTATATTCTAATTGAGGATTGGTTAAACCTAAATCATAAAAATATTTAATATAGCTATCTAAATACTCATCATTATTCATAACTGCAACATCGTGTAATATATTTGCGAAGTTTGTTTTTATGAAAGTTTCGTATGATTTTGCAGTTGTTAAACTATATTGCGACCTGTAATTAGTTGGGGCATTTTGTCTAATTTGTTCAACAGTTTCTGGATCACTGTAATATGTGCTAGGAGACGAATTATTAAGCAATACCGTGTTTATGTCTCCATTATTCAATATGTTGCCCACCCGCCCGTCTGATAAGATACTGTCTATTCTTGAAGTACTGAATACTGTTATTTTTTTATTAGTTACCGCGCCTATACCAACTTCTCCGCTAGGCCCATCAGATGCTAAATAATAAATTCCCACTTGGCTATTCTCTGGTAATTGTTTACCATTGATGTTGTTGCCAAATTTTAATTCATATCGTCTGTTCTCATTGTATCGAACTTCAAAAACTTGATCGGAAGAATTATGAAGATATAATGAGGACGTGCGTTGCCACTTGGTCCAAATTCCGTTGGGTTCCTTAACATAAACAAATATGTTAAAATGATCAATTGTGACGGTATTATCAGGAATTATGAAGATAAGCTCGTTAGGAGTTCCTGACGAAATAACAGTAGGATATTCCTGAAAAGAACCTTGATATAAAATTTTAGAATTGTTTATATCAATAATTTCTTCCCTAACACCATTGATTAATTTACTAAAAACTAAGTCATCATTAAATGAATACTTTATTCCACCCAATGCTACTGATGAATAACGAGGAATAGTGTAGAACCCTGCGTCTAGAGAATCAACATTCATGGTGTAGTTAATTGATGCAGTCTGTGCGCCAATTGGACTATAATTTAATGCCTTCACGATGCCGTTTATGGATTTATATAATGTAGTCTCTGAAAAGGTTCCATTGGAACTTGTTTTATTTAAATTATATAGTAACAACGAAAATACCATTGATATTACATCATTGATGGCAGATATATTGCTTCCTTCAAAACTTTGATCGGAGAATACTCCGGTTTGGGTTAGACGTTCACGTATTTTATCTCTAATAGAAAGTCCATCGAAAGCTAAGTAAGCGTCCTTTGAAACTGGAAAATTATCATTCATCTAATTATTTACATTATAATTAGATTACTTACCTTTTCTTTTTTCCTTCTGTCCTACTACATTAGGATGCTGTGTTCCGTTATTGTACGAATTATCACCTGTGGATTGTCCTTGAGGGGTTTCTTTACCGGGGACAGGTATTTGCATAATATTCTCTGGTTCAACTATGCTCTTTAATACAGATATCGGCAAGGTCATGGGTGCATGCCATGTGCTGCTTAGCCCCGGTGAATAATTGATAACATCAGCTTCTTGGAAATCATTGCTGGTTGGAAGAGCAGCATGAACATTACTAACTGGACGAACTGTTTTTAATGCGGACACATATAACAATGCTTTATCATTTGCAAGTTTCTGTAACTGTGCAAGGTAACTCACACCTTTTCTTTGAATAATATCATTTGCAATATCTTTGTGTTTGATCATCTCTGGATCAATAACCACTACGGATTGTGGGCGAATAGTTCCGAGTGTAACTGACTCTAATACACTTTCATAAAGTTCTAAAAATTTGGACATATCCATTATTTATCATATAATATAAATAATTAAATGATAACCATTAGTAATCTTTCAGGAAAAAAGAATAATAGTTCAACAACTTTCCGTGATCTTAAATTAGATTTTCAACTGAACCGCGTATCTGACAATACGAGAAATGCTGATACAGTGTTAGGAAATGATCTTATAAGTGATACAGACGAATCAGCTATTCTTAACTCCATAAGAAATATTCTAACACAGAAAAGATATTTGACCCCCTCTTTTAATATTGATTTGTCAAATTTTATTGGACAAACCGTATCCGATATGGGAGCAACCGCATTGGGTAATACCATAGATAAAGGTATTGCATTGTTTGAACCCCGTGTTACAGTAGAGAAAATTCTAGTCGTTCCTGATTATGATAAAGGCGCTTATATTGTGGCTATTATAGTAAATCTTCCTAATTTAAACAATAAACAACTGGTAATTCAGACATCGCTTACAAATACAGGGGATTTTATATTCTTTTATAAATAACTATATGTTTTTCAATGATTATGTTAGGATATTAAATGAGGCTTTCTCCGATAGAGAAATTACACTATCGAATGATATTAAGAAGTTACAGTCTAAGATTATAAATTTACACAAACAGATAAATCTTGGTAATTATCAAGAAGTTCGTCCAGAAGAAAACGCCAAATTGAGCGAGATACTTACTCAATCTGCTAAGGAATATAAAAATTTTGTGAATAGTAATATGGATACAATTCTACACTATCCTGACATTAAACGCATGTATCTCGATTTCAACGATGTACTGAAAGCTATAAAATTATGAAATTTGAGCAACTTTATTCATTAATAACAGAATCTTCAAATGGAGATACTGAACTATTACAAAAGATCAATACTTTACATAGGAAAGTACGCGCATCATGTACTAAACTGTACAAGTTACATCTAAACCAAGACATGTTCCCGCGTAAGACGTACACCCAAAGACTTCGTGATGCATTTCAAAGAAGTATGGACTTAAAGCAGGAATATTTACAATTCTTACACATCCACACCCATGATATATTAATGAGTGCAACAGCTACACAGAAAATTAAAGAATTTAAAGACCGAAATCCCCATATATTTTCTAATAAATAAATGAGTGATTAATATCTCTCCACTTTCAGGTTATACCCTAGACACCATATTCACCCTATCATATTCGGGGTTATCTGGATCATATATTGTCAATTGGGGAGACGGAGTAATTGATAATCTCAACACTAATCAACATTACTATACTGCGGCAAATATATATGATATCTTCGTCACTAATTGTAACAGAGTATCTGCATTTCAAGTATCTGCATTTCCTAATGTGTTATATCGGAATACCATTAATGTGTCATATGATGTGCTGTCTGCATTTACTAGTTGTCCACAGACATTAACATTAAATATATCATCAACAGAACCCACGGCTACAGTATTCCTTTATGCCAGCGGAAGTAAGGCATCTCCTGTCGTGGATAACGATTCGTTTTGGGGACATTTGAAACCTAATTGGGGGTTTTATGATGCAAACGATAATAAGATATCGGAGATATCGGTTACATGCTCACCTGTTATCAGTGCCAACATTTTATTGGGCTATAGTGCATCATCCGCAATTTCTTATAAAGATGATATGCCGGGGAAGCCGTGGTTATTCTTCACTCTTAAACAAAACGAAAAAAACATACTCATAAATTCACGCGCATATGCGGCAATACGACATACGGTATCAGCTATTGCTCCCAATATGATTAAAATAACCAGTGATGGAATTAATCCGCTTCCACCTCTGCAATGGACAGATTATAAAACACCGTTTATGACAACTATTGCTAATTCTAATATAAGTTGTTCAACATTATTACATTATGTGTCTGGATACTTAACAGGAGTTAAGTATTATACTGAATGTAATGGTATACCGGATGCTAAATATGAAACATTCCTTAGTAAAATATATCCATATGCTATTCAGAATTTTATTCTTCCTACATCGGCTTTACCTGCGGACCAAATCATATCACCAGAAATTGCATGTGGGGAGAATCCGTACGAAACCCATACCATTAAAACTCGTAAATATCCTTACCAATTAACTGTTTCTGCATCCGGCGTGTTCAATGTGGATGGTAAGATATATCATCTAACAGGTATATCCGATCCATTCAATATTTATAAATTTGATAACTTCCATCAGTTCTATAGAAAAGGCGAAGATGATAATATTTATAATCTAATTAAAAGATATTCCCATGTTGACATAGAACAATTTCCTACGTTTAATTCGTATCTATCTGCGGTGGCAGGAGAAGGCGATTCATTAGGTTTAATATATGACAAGATTCAAAACTTTACACCAGATCATTCAGATGTTGATGTATGTACTATTGATTCCTTATATAACCTCTCTCAGCAATTTGATGTAAGCATGGACAATTTCAACCTAGATTTCCCCGAAGAGTTGAGACGTTTAATGAACTTCTTTTCTATTCCACTACAGAAGCTAATAGGAACTCGTTGCAAATGTAATACCAATTTTGTTAATTGTCAAAATTCATGTAATAAAAATGTATGTACTTTATGTGGGTTTGATAAGAAAAGTAATCTTGGAAAACAATTAGCCTTAACAGATAATATCAGTGATGGGCAGACAGTACTCTATAGGGAACGAGGGTCTGATGTGTTTAACTTTTTAAATGTCAAACGCCAAACCGAAGATACTTTCAAATTATCAACCTTAACCGCTACCCCAATATTGGACAAAGGAATTGAAAATTTCTGTTTCTTTGAATGGAACCAAACTCCACAGAATAATCCGGTTGAAGGAATTATTAATTATAATGATTATAGAAATAGTTTGTCTCCTGCGCTATCTTCATACTCTGACTGGTATTCTGATGGGGGAGTAATCGAAGAAGTATTAAATTATGTTCTAACGGAAAAACTAATAGATACATAAATAATTAGATGACTTTCGATAGATTAGCCAAACTTATACTTGAATCAACAGAACCTACCAATTTTTGGGGTAAACGCGGAGCAGGTGTTTTAATATTTTGTAAAAAAACACAACGTTTCTTGTTAGGATTACGTTCTCCTTATGTGGATCAACCTAACACATGGGGTTTGTTTGGTGGTGCTATAGACGGGAAAGAAACTGCCAATCAAGCAGCCATCCGAGAATTACATGAAGAAATAGGGTATACAGGAGAAGTTTCTTTATACACTTTAGATATATATCGCAAAGGAGCATTCACTTTCCACAATTTTATCGGGATTGTTCCTGATGAATTTAAACCGCGCTTAGATAAAGAGACGAGCAGTGTTAGATGGTTCTCGCTTAAAGATTTTCCAGAAAAATTACATTTCGGAATGGAACGGTTAGTGCCAATTCTTCAAAGAAAGAACCTCACCGAGAGCCGAAAATTATTAAAAGAAGAGAGAATCCTTAATCTTGATTTGGATAAGGCATATGATATTTTCTACAAAGAGTATATGGCTTCTACAGGAAAAGCATGGCCCAAAGATAAATTTACTCAGAAAGCCCAAAACTGGCATTTCTATGGAGACGAGTCAGGGTATGTGGCTGTTCGTCCTCAACAGAGTGGATTTGTTAAATTTGTAGCCACAGCAGGAAGCATGAAATCCAAATATCGTGCATTGCTCGAATTATCCGAATCAAATGTTCCTCTATGGGGAATGGTATCACTTGATATTAAAAATATTTTAATTAAAAGAGGATTTAAAGCCCCGAATATGATTGAGAGAGCTATTCTTAAGAAAATGTTAGAAAAACAAACTATAAGTGATGGACAATTTGAAGGATATACTTCTGATGGTGGATTAATAATGGTACTACCGGGTATTGGTAAAGTGGTGAAATATTTTGTAGGAACTAACAGTTATTGGAAAAAACTTTACAGTATGAAGCACCTATTCCCTAAAATGTAATCTAAATAAAAATATGAATTTCAGTTCCTTTTTTAACATCTTCTCAGAAGCCCGCCGAGGCGATACTCCACGCCGTTCAGTAGTGGAAGTTTTAGAACAGTATAAAGATAGAAAAGATGTGATGGTATCTTTTCGAGATAATATTGTTCATTATGACAACGCGGGAAAAGTTAAAGCTACCTTTGATCCGGGGGTAGGGATTAATCCAAGAAATCAATATGATACCCCTACAGGGATATATGGGTACGTGCTTGCCCCCATGTGGGAATCTAATTTTAAACATAAATCTTTACCATTTGCCGCAGAACGCCCGACGGTCTATGTATATGAACCTGCCGATGGTTATAAGGCGGTCAGATCAAGCGATTTCTCAAAAGAAAATTTAGAGGATAAAATTAAAGCTATTACTGAAGTTACTCCATATACATTAGAAGATATTAAAAAGATTTTGGATCAACTGGATTGTATGTATAAACAGACCCCATTTAAAACATTATGGTCCGTAGTCAGACAAATATCCATGACGGAGACACATAAAAGATCAACAGATGGTTCCACTTCGATAAAATTTCTATCACAATGTAAACACTGTGCATATTGGTCCAATCTAATGATAAAGATAGGATGCCCGATTTTTATTGATGATACGGGATCAGGTTCAATCCATAGTAACGAACCAACTCAAAGCGTAGTATTTGGTAAAAAATTTGTCAAGGTTCTTGAAAAAATTGAAAACAAAAACTGGAGTGAGGTCGGTGAACATTCTGTCAATAAACTCGAACAAAATATTAGAGAGGCGCTTAGGAATGATAAATACCCTGCTAAAGCTATAGATGCTATGCTTAAAAAGAAATCCGCTTTTGTGTCTATGGTGATTAATAACATCGTAACGTATAAGATGTTACATAGAATTCCCGAATATCAATTTGCATCACTCTCTGTAGACACTCTGACTACTCTTGTACTTAAAAATATAGTTAGATATGGTATAGGCACAAATCCCCCAGTACCAGAAAATTTTATAAAATATCTACAATCACGTATTGACTCATTTGAAATAGACGAATCAACCTCACAGAAGGCTATTGATGGTTTACAAAAATATGCAATAGTATTATTAAACCTTTGTTTAAATTTTAACCAGAACACATTTAATAAAAGTTTTTTTTATAAACTTAGTTATATTTTTGGGAGAGGCGACAACTCTTACACCGACAAAATTGAATCCACATTAAAGTTGATGAACCTGATAGATACCATGTCTGATTCACAAACCCCTAACCATTACATGGTAGTTAATCTGGCACGTAATTTTAATACAGAACCAGTCCCTGTCCAAATTATTGCTGAATATGTTAAAACACATAAAGTCCCCGAATTAGTATGGAAAGACATTGAACGGGCAATAATAGGAGACGATGAAGAAGTTACTTCGGATTTTTATAATAATCTTCAACAGTTATTTAATTGTGACCCTAGCGTAGATAAACAACCGTCTATATTTGAAACATGGCCCAAGTCAACTCTACAGGCAATTCTAAAAAAGTTTTCAAAGAACACTTACTATTATCAGGCTATACTCTCATCATACGCAGATACATTCATCAATTCTAAAAATTTATTGGATAGTATATCTCCTAATCAACGGACTGAATTAATATATAGCAGCATGTTCAATTCCTATAGTGCAATTCACAATAAAACAAAAAATGATCTACTTGCAAATATTTTAAATACTGACCCACATGCAATAGATGTAATTAAAAAATTAAGCACGGATACATTCTTTAATAAATATAGTTCTTCTAATATATTATATGCATTAAGGGGTGGTATAGATGACATTAATCATATTATATGGGATAAAATCTCTCCTGTAAGACAGCGTGAAATTATTATGCATGCAATACATTCCAATGAGATAACAGCGATTCCATTATCCCATGAAGAATTATATCAGAGAATTAAAAAGGAACTGAGCATACAAGCAAATACTTCCTTTATCAGAACAGTAATGAATTCTACAGAATTAGATAAAAAATTGTTAATTGATGGAGACAATCTATATAATGTTTTGAATAGTTTAGAAGCATATGCTCGCCCTCAACATATAAGTAAAGTTCATGATGCAATAAAGTTTGTTTTAGCACGGTTAGGTTCTTTACAGCCATTTATAGATATGAGCGATACAGATTGGACACTATATTTAAAACATATAGATTTCCAAGGATGGATAGTAAATGATAAGAAGGAATTATTTTTAGGAGTAGCAAAAATTTTACGAGAAAATGATAAACTTGGGGATGCCACATATTTCTATACACTAATATCTAAGTATATTTTCGACAAAAATTCATCTATGGATGAATTGCGTAATCGAGGCATTGATAACATTGACAATACATTATTATGTTCTAAAAATCTAATGTATGTAGGTAGATCATCTAATGTAGTGTTTTATGACTTGATATTGGATACCCCAACTTATACAGCAGAAGGTAATACTCGATCAGTGTCTAGCCATGTAGAGTATGAAGAATATAAATTATATATAACTAGAGAAAGTTGGGAACATATTTTCGGACCTTTACCCGAAGGGATAGTCGATGAACTAAACATATATAAAGAAAAATTGGACAAACAACGTCTTGATATACGCCAAATTGCAAATACACCTGAGTACCAGATTCAGAAAAAGAACGGCATCCATTTTATGGTGCCTGTCGGATTTGGAAAAGAAAGCCCTAATATAAGTGATATATTAGGAATCAAATCTAATGAACTATATTATAAATCTTCGGACTATTGGGAAAATCATACCAAGGGAAATGTTAGTAAAAATATGTACTATGTTACATCACATACATGGGAAGCGATTTTCAACGAACCCCCACCAGATATATTTTACAAGGATCAATCTCCTCAATTATTTGAGGCAATGAAGAATAGGGCATCGCCAGAAACTACCAAAATTGATCCTGCACATAATAATGCTACTATGGTATGGTTAGGTAAGGGAGGCGACCCAAACATATATACTATTTTACAATCCGTCAAGGGAGACAAAGCAGGATATTATGATATCCATGCATACCATCCCGGTCAAAATCCATATTTCGAAGCAGGGCAATATGGATCATCAGAATCAATGGATTATTATATGCTCCTATCTAAATGGGAATCAGTGTTCGGACCTTCCGAAACTTTGAAAAATGTACCAAAGGTTAAGGAGATAATAAAAAGCCAACAAGCCGATGAAAAACAGAAAAAGTTTGATATGTTCTATGATATTGCGGATGACATGACGGAAATCATCAAAGATGCAAAAACCATATACGGACCAGTAACTTTATATTGTGTAGGAAATGGGGCAAAAAGCGATTCACCCCAAGGCTCGGTACATGCTAAACTTGTAAACCTATGTCCGATGTTCTCTCATAAAGATTTATATGCTTATAAACCTGCCACCAAAATGTATTCCAACGGTATGATAGGAACCAATCCTAATATTAAATATTATGTAAGCGAAAAAGGGTGGAAAGATATATATGAGTACTTACAAAAAGAGGAATTATAAATAAAGCTATATGAGATTCAAAGATTTTTTTCTTTTACAGGAACAAGCCACCGCTAAAACCTTCTATCATGTATGTAAAGATTCTGATCTTTCTTATATTTTGAAACAGGGGATATTGGCCCAACAAGGTAATAACACCGAACAGACAAATGAACCACCTAGAGTTTTATTATTTAAATCATTAGCGCATGTGAAAGAAGCGGTGAATAACTGGTTACGGGAAAATTTTGCAGAAGATGATTTGTTACATTTGTTATCCGTTACCCTACCGGATAATTTTCCTCTTGTCACCGATCCACAAATGTTGGAAATTATATCACGGGCGGATATTCCCCCATCGTTCATAAAATTGATACAGAAAAATATATGACGGATTCCTTTAAATTATTTCTAGAAGCTCAGCAAAGTTTTGTTGATAAAATCCAAGATGCGGTGGATAAGGTATCTGATCGCCCATTTAATGACCTGTTTAACGGACATGGGGAACGTTTCTTAGTCAAGGTATTTAATCCAAAATTTCAAAAAGCATCAGAAAATTTAGGATGGGCATTATCCGATTTCGATTTTCCTAATAGACAATTACATGGTAAAAATATCAACACGGCCCTTAAAGAAAAGATGATTGAATTGATGGACGCATATAATCGTATAGATGTCAGTGGTATAAAAGATAAACTTATTCAAAATTTTATAAGATATAAAATTCATGCATATAAAGATAATCCACTAGATCGCATAATAGAATTTCTAACATCGTACCATCCTCATTTCGAAAATGACAACACCGCAGATACATACGAACTATATACCCATGATAAAAGTATGATCATGACGCTTAAAGCCAATGCATATACTAGAGAAAATTATAAATTAAATGAACCATTGGATGTACAAACTATAAAGAAATTAATAGACGATATAATTCATATTCGAGTAGAATTTATCCGTGGCGGATTTAATGATTCATTGAACACATTAGGTAACGGCGTTTACCATTCCATCCGTGTTATTCTTGATAATATTAAGAAAGAAAAAGTACAACCTATAAATCATTTAAGAGCATTGAAACAGACAATTGACCAAAATAATATGTTTTATTATTTGTTATTTTCACGCCATCCTATTGATGTTTTGCGCATGGCAGATCATAAAGGTATCTCGTCCTGTCACAGACTAGGGGGAGGAAAGTACTCTTCTGAAGACGGAACTTATGCCAAGTGTGCAATTGCTGATGCCCAAAATGACGGAGGAATTGTGTATTTAATAAAAGGTTCTGACGGGAAAAGAGTTAGAAATAACTTAAATGACAAAGATATATTTCATGATTCTGATAGAAATACGGGCAGTATCGCCCCTATAGGGCGTATCCGTTTACGTAGATTTGTTGATATTGAAACGGGAAAAGATTTTGCGGTTCCCACTACTTTGCAATCTGAACAAAAATATGGATATATCACTCCTGACATCTATGAAAATATTTTAGATTATGTCCGACAACATCAACCAATTTTCAAAAATCCTCCTGAATATAACTATGCACAAAATAATATAGTTCTTGTGGGTGGAGATTATTCAGACGAATCACTTGAATATTTGTTAAATAATTTCTTTGGAAAAAACGAGTATAAAGCGATACGACACAAGACTAATCATGTTGTTTCGTGGCAAGACGAAGTTAACAATATTTTAAATTCTTACCAATCCAGACTTCGCCCCCGTTTCAAAGTTCATGCACAACCTGTAAATAGAGACGCTCATCCTTATATTTTTGTAAGAATTAATACTACATTTGAAGTCCCTTTCCAACGGGCATGGAACAATACCAACAAATTTAGTGAAAATCTGGATACGGTTATTGACCAAATCAACAACCAGAAACGTTTGTTGTTTTATATGTTTTATGAACCTACATTGAATAATGTTATGAATAGAAAGAATCAGACATGTTCATGGGAAAGGGATGTACTAAACGTTGAATTATCATTTACAATGGATGATCCGAACGACATGTACACTATAATAAGTAATTTGCTTAATGTAAAAAGAAACATCAAAAAAATACAAACCAAGATATTCAAAGAAATTGATGGGTTGATGATGGCTATGCAAGAAGAGTAAATACTATTATATGAAAAACTTAATTATCTCTTTATTACTTGGTTCTTGCTTAGTTCTTACTGGATGTAAAACTCCGACAGCACAAGCAATTTTAACCAATGCACCCGTCATTATAAGTGTCACTGTTCCTCCTACTGTTAGTATCGGTGTTCAAAAACAACCAAAAGCAATCCCATATCTTAAGGATTTGGTGACAGTAATTAATACTTTTGCCCTTGGTCAAGACCTTTCACCTGATACATTAGCAGCAACCATCAAATCTTCAAAGATTAAAGAACTCCAAACCCCTGAAGCATTAAATGTAGCAAATGCATTAGTTGTTCTTTATAAGACATACTATAATACTGCGGTAACTAATAAAATTGCTTCGGTGGAAAATCTTGTTCCTATCCTTCAAGCTCTCTCGAATGCAATCACACAAGGACTTCCTACTGTTACTCCATAATTTATGAAATTTGATTTTCTCTATAAATTACTATTAGAGATGCCTCAACGGGTTGACATTGATTTGAAAATGGAGGAAACGATTCCCCATATAAAAAAGATGGGACGATTTGTTGAAAAGGTTAAATTGAATAATATTGAGTATGATGTTTGGGAAGTGAACAACGGTGATACTGATTTATATTTTATTCATAATGATCAGGAGGTTGCTGCGGAAGTAGGGTTTTATCTTAAACGTTCCGGTATCGAAGAGAACTTAATTCAACAAAATCCGAAATATAAAGGTCTTGCACGGGCAATTTATATGGAATATCTTCTGAAGAAATATTCTTATATTCTATCAGACACCACAATGACTCCTGCGGGATTGGGGTTTTGGATCAAACTCTATGAACAATATAAGGATGCTTTTATTTTTAGTATCTATGAAATATCAACTAAAGTAAATCGTTACATTCATAGTTCCGATGAAATGCGACGAGTTCACGGAAAGAATAAGAAATTTCATAATTACCGTTTCATGGTTCAGCATAAATAATTAACGTATGAGATTCAAAGACTTTTTTTTATTAACCGAAGACCCTGATGATTTATATATGGGCGATAAAAGCGCACTTACCTTTGGGTTTTGTGGGAATTTCATCATGTATTTTTATGATAATCAGGTTGCAACACATTGGGAATTACTATGTCTAGCAAAGAAAAATATTTTTAAACTTGAATACAGTGACATGGTTCACTCAATAAGCACCGAAGATGACCTCAAAAGGTCTGAACCATATTATAGACAAATAGGAGTCGCCCCCGAAAATGTTATAAATTTTCTAAAAAATAAAAGAGTAGCCGATATTAGACGCGGCACATTCTTAGATGCAGTTGATGATGGGTTCTTAGGTAGAATATCTATGCAACATGATATTGTATCTTTTTGGAATTCCGCAGATTCATTCTCTTCTGAGGACAAAAAGACTGTCGAACGAGTAGTTAAATTATACGGTAAAGACCCTACAAAGATGAAATATAATTTTTATAATGGTAGGGATAATGAAGATACCTTTTTGAAATATTCGCAATTCTTCAAACTTGCTCCAACTCAAACACCTATTAAAGCCGCAGATACTTCCCATATAGTTCATGGGCTTCCTCCTGAGGAAAAGAAAGAAGCCCTTATTCAAATGGGTGTAAAGCCGAAAGCCGCAAAAGGTGTAGAAGCAAGATATGCAATGGGGGAAAGTTTCAAGGACTTCTTTAAGGAATCTCCAGATCATTCAGTGACATGGTTTCCTTTAGCAGAACCTGTTGATGGAATAGAAGAAGAAAGTTTAGGATGGCGAATGCCCGATGCCCGAACCTTTATTGTTCATCAAGATTTTATATGTCTTACCAATAGTAATAAAGTATTTCATTCCGGTTTATTTGAATATATTGATGACGCATTTACTCATGGTAACAAACACCGGAAATCCCTGTTAACCTTTTATGGTACTCCATCTGTTAAACTTTTATCATATGCAGGACCGGATACCGACAGAGAATTCATGTTACGAAAACTACCCGAATGTATACAAGGTAGAATTTGGACAGAACATAATTATATTTCGTTTTGGAACAAGTCTGTATATGTAAAAAATAACTTACCAAAAATAATCGAAATGATTAAATTAATAGGAGGTAATCCTAATGAATATCAATGGGAATTAGATAACACCGATCCCGTCAGTTTAGCTTCATTAACAAATAAACCCGAAAGAAAAGATTTAGTTAATAAAAAGTCTACTAATACTAGTGATTGGCAAAAAGTGGTTCATGGGCTTCCTCCTGAGGAAAAGAAAGAAGCCCTTATTCAAATGGGAGTAAAACCAAAACCTGCTATGGGAGTACAACAGCGTTATCTCAATGGAGAATCATTCCGCTTTAAAGACTTCTTTAAAGTATTGGCAGAGAACGACAGTACCTCTACACCTAATAAATTACCCGACCCTGATCTAAGTGATTTAACAGGAACAACCAAACCAAAGGTAAATGATAATCTGGTAACACAAGCATTGACTATTGCAAATGTACCGTTTTTCAATAATGGTAAATTGAAAGGTACTAATCTAGCATTTCTTGCCACGGATGCACATATTCAATCACGGTTATTAATATCTGTAGGCATGGGGCCATTAATCGAGAAGGCAAAGATTCCCGAAGAAAAATTATTTCTATATGATACAACGAACTCTACATGGATCAAACATCATGAGGATCATATGATCGGATGGCACAATACCTCATATGCAATTACTAGTCCCGTATGGCGCTCAATCTTCGGAGATTATGCATTCACTCAATTAGGTAAAACAGCCGTTGTTGTTAAACCGGAACAAATAACACCCGTTGCTACTGTTGCTCCCCAACTAAAAACTCTCAGTCCTTCTGAACAAGATGAATTGATAGCATTTGCCATTCGTCGTGCGCAGCGTCCCTTCATTGGCTCTTCAATGCATATGAAAAATATTGCAGCCAATGGCTTGACAAAAAATCTAAAGGTTATCTACTTAGGCATAGAAACTGATTTAGTTAAAAAAGCAAAGATACCTATTGATAAATTATTTTATTTCGTTAATGGTGACTGGACTGATGAGACGCCTGAAGAGGACTATGTGGAATATGTGGGTATGTTAGGAATTGATTGGGCAAATACGTTCGGTCAAGCCGCCTTGACAGAATTAAAGGAGAAGATAAAAGAATATGTGGGCGAGGATAAAGAGAAAGAAGAAACAAAGACGACTACAGAAGGATCATCAAGTACATTAACCAAAAACTTTGCAATTTCCCGTGCAATCCGCCCCTTCACAAATCCTAGTGCGGTTCCCGGTATACAATTCAATGACAATGCTAAATGGTTATGGATTATCTATGTCGGTAAAACGAATGATTTAATAGAGGCTGCAAATATTGATAAGACTAAATTAGCATATTTTGTAAACGGTGAATGGGTAACAGAAGAAGCCCCTATGGGAACACCCAAGGGTCTGTCAAGGGAAGAATGGGTAAAGGTATTCGGTAAAGAATCACTTGACACTTTAATGGCTAAAATTAAAACATTAGTGCAAAACGGTGATATCAAAGAAAACGTAAACATGTTTACCGAAAGCCCCGACCACATAAAAGATAGAAATGATCCAGAGACAACTATCCATTATAATAATAATGAAGAGAGTTATACCGTATTAATGCTTACAGATGGAACTCCCGGTAGCTTTGTATTTAGAAAAGATTCTTCGCCACAAAAAGCCGGACACGGAAATCTTCGGGGTACTTTACGTCGTATAAAAGATCATGAGTTAAAACCTTCTGATGATATCAATGATATTAAGAGTGATATTGCTCTAGATGACATTGCACAAAAACAACATGATAGAGGAGCATATGAAGTGCGTGTGTGGACACATAACAAAATTATAAGCTATTGGACTGGATGGCAAGATAATCTGGTGAAACCAACCATGGACCTTCTCAAATTCATGGGACAAAATCCCGAAGAATATATATACGAAATGGATAGTAGCTACTATGACTCAAGTAAAGCCGATTCCCCTATGTGCTATACCCATGAAGAATTTATGACGGGACATAAAGACCATTCTCCTGAAGCACTGAAACTTAAACAACAACGCTTTGAAGATCGTCAAAAACTTGCTCAAGCAAAACTAGGAATGCTTAATAAAGATCAAGCCTTGAGAGATACCGATGTCCCTATTAAAGGATTAGGTAAAGCCCCATCCTTCTATAAAAGATCAGGAGATTAACACTATGAAATTTTCTGAATTGTATAATTTATTAACTGAGGCACAATTTGTGGGTAAACCTCGATATGCCCATCAATTACAAGACTATACCGGGAAAACATATAACTTAGGTAGAAGCAAGGAGTTACAACAACCCCAAGATACTTCGGAATTACATGATCTACCTTCTGTAAAAACTCGCCTACAAGATTTATTTAGGAAGTATGGTTTTTATACAAAAAACTTAAATGAATTATCTGAGAAGTTGGGGACGGAATCCACCCCGGTTTTATTCAGAGGACATAAAACAATAAACCCTTTTCAAAAAGATACCGATACCAAATCTCCCGGTGATACCGTCTATTGGGCAAAACAACCAAAAAATGCTATTACCTTTTCTAAAGCAACCGATACCGGAGGAACCCGTGGACGATCATTTCAAACTATTCTCCATCAAGTTTATGGAAATTATTATGCGGGATATTTATCCATTGCATATCCTAAATACCCTAATGCAGTAAAATGGTATGAGGATTTTGGCGCAGAAAATGAAAAACGTGATGCCATTAAACATCGCCAACAAACCGGAAAAGGTATCGACTATGATACCCATCAAGGTACCGGAGATTATCCATCCTATAGAATGAATGATAAAACAGGATATGAAAGAGCCGAAACGGTTCTAGGCCCAAATGAAATAACTAAACTTAAAACATTTATAGTTTTAATAAATGATGGTAATTGGGAATTATTAAATTTGAATACTATTAAACAAAAAGACCCTGAATTATATAAGGTTCTTCTATGGAATAGATTGGAATAGTTAATATTAACTAAATTAATGCATGCACAGTAATGTATAATGTACGTCTGTACGTTGGGCAGAAATATCACTATCTCCCCCCGGTAAAACGATTACATTATATTTAAATGTGTCTCCTTCTTCTAAAGGTAATTCATCCGTGAATATTAATGATTTTAAACTAATTTTTCCTTCCATTTGTTTTTGATGCTCTTCCAATTTAATAGGTAATTGGTTATTATAATATGCAACAACCTTGGCTTTGAATGCATCTTTATCAGACGAATTCCTGAATAATGTTTTGCCTGTTTTATCTTTCTTGTAACCTTTACCACTAGAGATGAAAAACTCTTTGAAAACTTCTTTTGGAATAATATCAGAAATCTTTGTTGTGGCAAAATCAATTGCATTAACGTCTGCTTTTCTTGCAGATGTAGAAAAATTCATGGAAAATCCAAAAGACTTTCCAATTTCAATCATTTTATGAAGTTTACTATATGCATAGGTTTTAACATTATATCCTTCTGCAATTAACTTTTTATGTAACTTTACTGCAATTCCCATGTAAACGTCACTAAAGAAATCTCCTGCATCATTCCATCGTATTTGTAAAGTTTTTCCGTCGCGCTTTGCATGCCATGCATATGATTCCAATTCTCTATATGCTTGCTTCTCATATGCTACAGGATCATTTAATAATAACTGTAACCGATTAACCAACTTGAGATTTTTCCCGTCATTGATTATGTAATATCCTTGCATTGCATAACAATAAGATGCGCACTTTGATGCCGCCGGACAAGTGTTGATTACAAAAAATTCCTTTTGCTCCTCGTCCCATAATATTGCACGAAATGCAGGAATACCAGTATTCACTGTAACAATATTCGCTGTAATAGTGTGGGAAGATTTCTCCCCCACATCAAAAATAGTAGCAGGCAATTTATTAATTTCCTTAATAAATTTTTCTACGTCAATGAATCCATTTTCTCCCCGACTTCTTTCTAATGTATTTGCGGTGAATCTTGGATCATTTTTATTAGGACTTTTATTATCTTTTGATTTTGCAGTTCTATTATGTTCACCTCTTTTTAATTCAGTATTCAACATCTCTGCAACCTGTTCTGCACTCATGCAAGTTTTGTTAACATCTTGCCACATAGACCAATCCACCTCCAATAATAATTTATTAGGCACGAACATTTCTTGAAAAAAATCTTTAAATCTCATATATATATATATATATACAATATTTATAAGAATAGTTAATTAAACAAACGGATCAGTTAATACAATGTCCCCGGTGGATTCCCGATACATCAAATTCCCATCGTGTAAATCCCAATAACGCTCGCTCCCATTTTCTTTTCTAAATATAAACAAATTATACATAGTACGGAAAATAGGTAACTTATACATCATAGGAGAACGAAGCAAATTAATCATCCGCCGCCAAACCTTTAATGCATAATCCTTCCGATTAGTTATATTCTTATATGCCGATGCATATTGTTTCTTTGCATAATCCAAGAGAGCCGCAATTGCTTGCTCATATGTCATCCCATCTTTGTACACTTGATCTAAACTTTTCATTATTATGAACGATGCATTAAACACCAAATCGTAGTTTGAGATTTTATCCCGCAACGGGGTAAGCTTCTCCAATACGATAACATTCGGAATAGACTTACTCGACAAATAGTTTTCATCAGGAGATGCCGCATTGTTCAAAACAACCCGCTTCAACTTAACAACACTCTTGTCCTTTTGATTTTGTAATGCAAACTTTAAAAAGAAATCATACCCCGGATCATTCCGAAAGATTTTATAAATGTAATCCTTATTAGGATGCACATAAGCAATTCCAAATGATCCCTCACCCTTCCGCTCCCATCCCTTATCTAATAATTGACGATCCCATGTATCGTAATCTATCGGCTTCTTAATAAAATGCTCGTTGAAAAATTTAGAAAAACCCATATCTTTTTATTTATATTAATAATATAATATATCCCCCCGATTCATATAGTACCCGAAATTTTTTCCACACTAATTATAAAAAATAAAAAAAGTCCCTATGTGTGTGAGAAAATATCAAAATTTCATAATAAAAAAAAAATAAATTTTTATCATGTAGAGATTTATGTGATTTATTGTAATAAATCAATCAGACACTACTGTAATATTAAAAATCAATTAGACACGTACTGTAATATACATAATATTAAAAATCAATTTGCATTTGCGGGGGTAGGGGGGTGGCCCCCGTTTTGGGGAAATACCCGATTTTCCACGACTTTATGGTAATTACACCTAATTAATCACAAATGAAAGGAATTTAATCATAATCGGAAAAAAAAGCGTAAGAGCAACGGGGAAAGAGACGAGGTAGATCATAGGAGGGGTGCGGGGTGTACGACAGTATAGCATAGCAAGGGCAAGCTGTCAAAGACTAAACGCCATAAGGTTCAGTAGAAGGGGAGGGCGGGGCAGTGCGTACATGTCCGACAACCTGACGCATGCCCCATTGCGTTTGGTACATAGAACCGATAGGAAGCATGCAGGGGATAAGATGGCCGTTAGAAAGGGTGGAGTAGATCATACAAAATAATACGCTATTTGAAAAAGAATGCAAGCTCTAAATGGAGAGAGGGAGACTTTGATTGTCTCCCTCTCTCGTAGGTCATTTGACTAGCCTCTCATTTGCTTATGCTTTGCGTTGAGCATAGGTGGCGAGCAAGCGGGCACCTTGTTCATTGAGTGCTGTCCGAACGTCTTCAGGTTGAAGCAGGAAGGACAGATAGCCCTCTTTGATATCGGCAGCGGTTCCGAACAAGCCAGCAGTGAATTTATCTTCTGCCGTGGCTGTCTTACCCGCGCCGACTCCATGCGTGAAACATTCAGTAAGGGCATTATAGGCATCATAGAGATTTGCGCCACGGTTGCCCTTGCCACGAACGAACATCGTACCAATCTCTTCAGCGCGGTTGTAAACTTGCGTTGAAATTTCAAATTTGGAAACATCCGCGCCCTTTTCTTCGGCCATGCGTGCCGTATAAGCAAGGAACAAGTTACGAGCCGTTGCCACATCACAAGAAACGGTGTCGAGGATTTCCAAGCCGTTGAAGTATTCATTGCGAGCATTCATCACGGCAGAAAGGTCATTGCTAACCTTAGACAGAGCGGCATCAGCGCCCTTAGTATGATAAACCACGAAATCAAGCAAGCCACGGGACGAGAGAGAAGCGCGGACAGTGTTCATACAAACGATACGAACGCAGGAATCATAGAAGCGCGTTCCAAGCGTGCCGTTGTGACTGGTGAGAGCGTTCAGATTTTGCATGAACGTTTCACCACGCGGCCCCTTGCGAGTATTGTCACCGATATCAAGAGACATGAAAAACACTTGGAGAGCTTGGAGCGTTCCCGCGCTAGTGATGGGGCAATCTTTGAACGCTTCAGAGATAACCTGATAGACGCGCTCATTAGAAATCACTTCGTAGGATTTTTTCGTGACGTGCAAAGGGACAAGGCCCATAGCATACTCTTCCGTTTCAAGGTCAGGACGCAGACCGCGCAAGTCGGCAATGATGTTTTTGTGCGTGCTGATTTGAGCAAGGCCCAAGGCATCGAGAGCGAGTTTTGCGCCTTCATTATCGCCTGCATTGATTGCGGCAGTAACGGCAGCGAGTGCTTCAGGGAAGCTCACGCCATCAGTGAGAGAGTTAAGCACGGTTCCCTGTTTGATGGGGAAGAAGATGCCGCGCTCTTTCAGGAGTTCAGGGGTGATTTTTTCAACTTGCTCTGCGAGGCCGTGCCATTCACTGCCGACGGTGGAGAGAGTGCGATCATAAGGCTGGATGATTTCGTGTGACATAGGAGTAGGATTCTAACGTTGTTTTTGGTGAGTGCCAGCGGAGTTGCTGACAACGGAATTATACCATACAGGGAAGAATGCACAAGCTCTTTTATTCTTTTACGAATGTTTTTTCTTGAGTCGCAAATATGAGAGAGCCTGAGTAGGTTCCCTTAGAATTAACCATCTACAGGTGCAAAGGGTGCCGCTGCTTGGTACGCTTATTCTAATCTAATTCGATCTAATGTCAATATGAAAAAGCGCCTAGTGGAATGAACCACTAGGCGCTTTTATTTCTTATTCCTTATTTCTTGCTTTTCTTTGGCAAGGAACGTCTCTTTTCGCTTGTCCATTCCTTGGATTGCATGGCGATACTGCATCCTGCTGACACAGCATTGATCATGCAAAGGTAAGCCAGTGCGGCCCAGCCTAACCAGCCTAACTCATTTACCATGCCGGACATCACCAGCATGCCTTCTAGCAGCACCGCAAATGACACCGCTTTCGCTTTATCATTATTAAATGCTAACTGCCCCCACTGAATCACGGACTTCAGGGAGAAGAAGCACCCACCGATTCCCATAACTGCCAGCACATAAAATGCTGGATCAATAAATGAGAGTTTAGGCAGATGATGAGTCACAGCATATACCATGACGGGGACAACGGTACCGAGGATGGCACCAATCGCAGTAGCAAGGCGGTTGCCTTTACGGGTTGCGATTCTCAACTGTTCAATAATCGGGACGCTTTGCATAGGTATTTTCTATCGGAGTTAAGGTTTCCTTGACGACGACATTATACCCCATTTCAATTATTTGTCAAATAGAAAAACAGAATTAAAATTAAAATGGCTTGTGCCACCAGTTGAGTCTTAGAACATACTCGAAAAACTAGCATCAATATATGAATAGCTGTAAGAGCTAGACAGAATGAAATGAAAGACATTATGGTTTTATTGTAATTAGAGAACACGTAGAGACTCTAAAGGTACTACCTTTCCCCTTAGAGTCTCCCCACGTTACCCAACACACCTAACACCGAAAGTTTTAGAACGTTCGCAGGATGGCATTTGCTTTGCGATAGCCACGCCGCAAGGTTGCAGGGGCAATATGCTTGTACCCTTCCATTTCCGTCACCAGAGCATCAAGCTCTGTCTTATTGGTTGCCGTGCTGATTCGTTCAATGATGCCAGTTTTCATAGATTTTGATTCTCGACTGATTTTGTTATTTGTTACCTTAACTTAACGTTCTTACCTTACCACCTTTCCAAACGATTGCAAGCTCTTTTTACCCGAATGTTTCAAGGAAGAAATTTTGAATTTGAATGCTTTTGAGAGACTATAGGACTATGTAATCACCTATATTGACAGTTTAAGACACTGTTATTTTAATATCTGGCAAGTAATCCGCTTTCTTCTTAGTGCGAAGCTTGAACCTTTAAGTTAAATTAAGTCTCTCAAAAACATTCAATTGAGATTAAAGTTTGATGCTAACGGCACCCATTTTCAGGTATTCCAGCTTGAGAGTGCGTGCATAGGCTTTGAGGGTTTCAAGCGTATCAGTGAAGGGGCCGAAACGATACAAGCCACCAGCAGCGCGGGTAATCTTGCCGCCGTAATCGCTTGGCAGATTGCGCTCACGCTTGCGCTTGAAATTCCATTTAGAGGGTTTCGGTTCTTTGATAGTGCGGGATTTGGCGAATAGGTTTTTCATAGGACGGCTAGTTTAGTGTATTGTTTGGTATTAGTCAACAACTGATTTCTTCATGGGGCATCATTATACCCGTTTTATAAGTTAAGTCAACAACTGATTTGGCCAACTCACACGATTCTCAATAAGACCTCTTATTGAGACACGTAGGTAAATCATTCGTTTTTCCCTAGATGAAATAGAAAAGGTTTTTGTTGACAACGGCCAGCCATAGTGTATTATACCCATACACCACCGAAGGACGGCTAACAAGCACTCCCAGCCGGTAAATTCTAAGGGAACCTGCACTTCTTTTATTATTTTGATTAGGTTCCCTTAGAATTATAGCTCTATGAGATTCTCCGTTCTCACTGCTTAGGACAAGTTACCACATTCTCGCCCTTTGTCAAAGTCTTTCTTTTTCTTTTTAGTAGGAGCGTCTAGATAGCTAGTCCCCTACTATAACCCTTTTCAGGGGGTTGTCAAATACTCTTTTCAGGGAGTTGCCATTTTGTAAATTTGATAAATTTGGTAAATGCAAGGAATCACCATAAGACAGATTAGAACATTTGCTTGTTTGTAAGTCATAGGATACTATACTCTATTTCAAGGGGTTGTCAAACTCTTTTCTTCAATCTTTTCCATTTCAAAAATCACGGTTCGCCCTAGTCCAAGCGCGGTTTTAGTTCCGCCTGAAGTATTCACACGATCAGGGTGCTCCTTAGTAAATTTCAATCCTAAGAGATTGATTATGGCATTTCCAAGTGCTTCTTCTTGAGCTTCAGTAAAGGCGGGGCGTTTCATATAGTTTGCAAGGGGGTTGTTCAGGGGGTATATTACACCTTGGAGAAATAATGTCAAGCTCTAATCACAAAGATAAAAGAGTAGCCATAATCCCAGCATAGTCCATCCAGAAAAGCAAGAGAAAAGAAACATTAAAAAAGTAATGAAATAAAAAGTAATGAAATAAAACATAATTGAGAAATTTGATGGATATGGGGAAAAATAATTGAGTTGAAAAAAATTGTGGGAGGGGCTGAATTTATAATTTTATACAAACTAGGTGTTTATACAAGCTAGAATTAACTAGGTTATTCTGGAAAAATAACTAAGTGGAAAAATATCTTTCATAAATCA